CAACGCCTATGCCATTGGTCAACCCCTCGTTTTGCCGTATGTGTCCAGGTCCCGCTATGACAGCCGTGTCAGTCGGGCTAGCCTTGACTTGTGAGGCTAGTAACGCTCGCTGTGGTGCTGTCACTAATTGTAGGATGCTGTCACCAGAAACCTACTGCGCCCCCAGAGGCTGGCAGGTGCGTCAATGTAACCAAGGTCTGGCTGGACCCTCTCTTTAACACTGAGGAAAGAGAGGCCTTCGCGCGCGCAGCTGGAGCCTGGGCAGACGCTACCCCTGAGTGCTTTGTTATCATCCCGAATCGAGCAGACGCGCAGCTTACGGTAAGGCTTGCTATCACCAGGGAGCAGCTAGCAGACGAATGGCCAGACTGGCGCACCTGTGCAGGGCTCTACCAGCCCACTAAGAAAAACATCTGGCTCGTATCTGAAACCTACACGCTGGACCAGAAGGCAACGATTCTGGCGCACGAACTGGGCCACTATTTCGGGCTGGACCATTCCCAGGCCTTCCACCAAACCAGCGTCATGGCCTCAGATTTGCAGGATGACTATCCGCTAACCTATGGTAGCAAGCTCCCAGAGGCAGACAGGGCAGCTTACTGGAGCCGCTAGTGCCTGTTCGAATCGTCAAAAAAGACCAGAAATACAACGAACTAGCTAAGCGCCTTTGGGGTAAGGAAAAGGTCGGAGTAGCTGTAGGTCTGCTAGCGTCGGGACCTGCAGCGGCGCAGCATGAAAGCAAAAACCCCCAGCAGCGCTCAAGCTTGACCGTCATAGATGTAGGCATCATTCACGAATTCGGGCTAGGTGTACCTGAGCGCTCGTTTATCAGGAGCTGGGTAGACGCCAACCGCCAGCGCTGCCTAGAGGCCATGCGCAGGCTAATGCTGGCTGTAATCAAGGGTAAGTATGAGCGTACACAGGCCCTAAACCTGTTCGGTCTGTGGGTCCAGGGGCAAATCCAAGCTCACATTTCCCAGGGCATTCCGCCACCTAACGCCCCCAGCACCATCGCAGCCAAGGGCAGCGCTACGCCCCTAGTCGATACTGGGCAGCTCAGAGCGGCAATTACTTTTGCCTTGCGTCAGCTGTAGGGACGTGGTAGGGATTTTCTATGCCGCTACCTATCCTAATCCGCCTGACGGAACCAGATTTCATCTGGTGCCACACCTGCGAAGCTCGGCACAATCCTAGCAGACACCAGGCGCGGCGTTTCGTGGTTCACGTAGCCACGCCTGCCCAGACGGATTACATGAGCGCTACAGGTGCTCTGGTGCCGCTTGAGCAGGCAGCCACCTGGCCTACCGTAGAGGAAGCTGATAAGGCTAGGCTGCAGTTTGACCCAGACTCAGAGCTAACGTCTGTGGAGCAAATACCGTGTCAGTGACTGGGCCACTCTTCAAATGGTTCGGCTCTAAATGGCAAAGTTCTGCGCGCATGCCTGCGCCAGAATATGACTTAATTGTAGAGCCATTCGCAGGTGGCGCAGGATACTCCTTAAGATATTCAGCGCGTAAGGTGATTCTGTGCGAGACAGACAAGCACCTAGCGCTGCTATGGCCCTGGCTCATTCAGGCTAAAGAGTCTGAGATTAGGGAGATACCTCTAGGGCTTCCGGAGGGAACAGATATCAGGTCTGTAGGCCTCTCACCTGGGCAGGCTACTCTGCTGAAAACCTGGCAGAGAACGAATAACGTAGGGGACTGCTGGACTATCAGCCCCTGGGGTAACAAGCCTGGGCAGTGGACAGCTAACACTAGAGCCAGAGTAGCCGAGGAATCCCAGCTAATCAAGCACTGGCAATTTGCTGGCAACGCAGCCGAGGTTTTTAGTATTCCAGACAAAAGGCCTTGCACCTGGTTTGTAGACCCTCCTTACAAGTTTAACTATCAATATCGCCAGGCTCCTATAGACTACCTGGAGCTGGGCAAGGTGTGTAGAGAGCTAGAAGGCCAAGTGCTTGTGTGCGAGGCGCGGCACCCTGAAACGCAGGCAGCTCCAGACTGGTTGCCGTTCGCAGACCTAGGCAGTTTCGTAACGAGCAGGCGAAAAAAGGGCGAACATACCCACAGTAGAGAAATGCTCTGGAGTAATACATGCTACAAGTGCTAGACGTATCAAGGTTTCAGCCAGCCGCATTCTGTGACTACCAAAAGGTCAAAGCGGCAGGCGTCGCAGGCGTCGCAGTCAAGGCTACGGAAGGCGTAGACTACGTAGACCCCTGTTTCTATGAGCATGCTAAAAAGGTGCGCCTGGCTGGGCTGGAGCTGAACGCTTACCACTACCTGCGCGTACGCGCGCGCAAGGCGCAGGACGCAGAGCTACAGGCAGAGCAGTTCTGCGAGGCCTACCTAAAGGCCTGCTGTACTGGTGTCCCCTGGCTGGACTGCGAGCTGGAGTTTAACCAGCAAGCGGTAGAGTCGGAATGGCTTACGGCTATTCGGCAGTTCGTAGACGTTACGGAGTTTTGGCTAGGATGTAAGCCCGATATCTACACCTTTCCAGGGTTCTGGATGGCTCGTAAGGCCCTGTGCGAGGCTCAAGATTTGGCAGACTGCCGGCTAATAATTGCGCACTACACACCAGACAGCAAGCCAGGGCTGCCCAGGTCTAACCCTAAAATGCCAGGCCCATGGGGCGAACAGAACTGGTTTGGCTGGCAGTACGCAGCTAATGTAGGCGTGCTGGGTCGCTGCGATGGTATCCCAGGTCTGGTAGACCGTTCGATGGTGAAGGTAGATAAGCCAGAAGACTTGCGCAGGCCTGCCTGCAAATGAACGGTAGGCACAGACCCAGCGGCAGCGACTGGATTAGGCGCTCTACCAGAATGGCCATTTACCACAGGGACGAATTCAGGTGCGCTCACTGTTTCGCTACAGAGGGTCTTTCGCTGCACCACATAGACAAAGCTCGCGGTAACGGGCCAGAGAACCTGGTAACGCTGTGCGCAGCCTGTAACCTGCGAGAGGAAACTAACCCCTGCGAGTGCTGCAATGCGGTAGTGTTTCCGGGGCAGTCAGGACTGCCCCTAAACCGCGCGGAAGGCCTGCGCCTAGCGAAGCTCAAATGGCCTGCTCGATTCGCCAGAGAGCGCCAGCGCAAGGCTGCAAAAAAGCCAGAGCCTAGTTTCCCGTAAGCGAGCGGCACTCTACCCAGGTGCCAGGAGTACCGCTAACGGTGCAGCGCCAGTGGTCTACGATGTATTTCGACCCAGGCGAGCCAAGCTCAGCAGGTAGCGTGTTATTCCGCTTGTCGCCTTGCTGCCGAGCACCGTCCGTAGGTGGAGCGCTTCCCCAGTCTTCAAGCCGAGGGGAGAAACCTACCTCGCCGTAGAAAGCGCCGTTCTGGAAAATGGGAGCTACACCACCAGCGCCAAGGCCAGAACGAATGGCAGTAGCACTAAACGGCAAACCAAAAGCGCGTGAAGATGAGGAACCAGAAAGCTCTGCGTAAATTACATCATGAGGGGCGATAAGCTTCCAGCGGTAATAGGCTGCTGGGGATTCGCGCTCCCAGAGAGCGAAGGTACCAGTACCATCTTTAGTGCCCAGATAGCTGTAGAGCACAGACCCTGTAGAAGGGTCATAGTTTACCATCGTACCTCTGGCGATAGTAGGACCGTCCAAAACTAGCGCGTCTGTTCGGCTATCCGTTCTAGAGGGGCTGGTGATATTGCCTCCCAAAACCAGCGAAGGTTTCTTGAATACTGACCAGTGAATTTCGGAATACAGACCGTTATAAAGGCTGGCCGTACCGCCGTCGTAGAAATCCAGGAACGGGCCGAATTCGGTAGGGGCGCCACAGGCAGCAGCCTGGACACTGGTAAACGTGTTTCCCAGGTTGGCAGGAGAGTAAATGGCATGTCCTACGCAGGCTGCTACATCAATGTCCTGAGCAGAACCTGCGTTAGAGTCTCCACCTTCTACGCGCAGTCCGTGCCCACCACAGACGCCAATCTGGCACTGGTCCACCTTCCAGCCGTTAGAGTTTCCACCATTGTAAGTGTGGTCCCCTCGAATGGCGATACCATCGCCTCCCATATTCTCAATACCCACACCAGAGACTGTTGCACGGGTTAACATGAGAATACCCGTGCCTGATTTGAAAGAGTTATTGGCTTTGTAGACAGACAGGTTTCGAATTGTGGAATAGCCTGCACTGGCTAGATCCGCTTCGTGCGACCATGGGACGGTGCATTTAGTAACCGCTCTGCCAGTGACAGTATCACCGCTGCCTTGCACAAAGACAATACCGTTACTATCGTAGAGCTTGAACGCGGTAGGGCTTGTAACGTTTACTTTCCACTCGCCAGATAGGAGAATGGGTCCACCATGCCCGGGCTCCACTACAGAAAGCACCTGAGTAATAGACACTATTACCCAATCGTTAGTGCTAAGACCATGAGGAACTGACGTGTTAACGACTACATCTTGACCTAAAGTGTTTGTTATGCTGGCAATGCTGACAGACGTAGCGTTAGGCGCGGGGTACATGGCGTCAAACTCGCCCTGACCGTGCAAGATGATTGCGTGACACCCATCAGGGAAAATAAGCTGAGTGCCAGGGGACCAGTGGTAGCCCGCGTGTAGCCAAGGGTTAGACTTCCCATCTCCAAACAGGTCAATACCCTGTCGGATGTGTAGAGTGTCGCTAAAATAGAAATAACCTGCTAGGTGGCACCGTTGAATCTTGCTAAAGCTGCCTGCCAAGGTGGCATCGCGCTTCATGGCTGCCGTCATCGCAGTAAACATAGGCAGATTGTCTGTGCCTGTTGCACCATCCCAATCAGCCACTAGACCGTAATCCGAACCCTCGTAGATAAAGACCTTTCTAGGTTCGATAGTCAGCGTGCCGAACTTGGAGCAGTAACCGAGGAAGTTAAGGCCGGAAACGCAAAGAGGGTCTGTGACACGAACAGGTGTACCGTCTGCCTTGACACCTACAGCGCACGCTGACCCGTTGCCTAGGTTGAATACATCGTAGTTGACGGGTCCTGCCGTCTGAATCTGGACCTTGCTGCCTACGCCAGCACTGCCCAAAGCCAGACCTGAAAACTGCATGTCACGTAGGTCCGACGTAGCAGGCTCGATACCTACAGTGTTCACTCTAGCAGCCTGAAAGCGCCCGATACCTGCAGTGGCTTTAGCCTCAGTCACAGGACCCCTAACATACGCCCTGCCGTCAATCGTTACCGTTACTTCAGTGGACATTAGGTTCCCTCAATCGTTCCGGCTACGGCTGCCTGCTCAATGAATTCGCTGGTTCCGTCGCCTTCCGTGATATCCTCGCTGACCTTTTGACGAAAACGAATCTCAAGCAGAGCGGTAGCAATGTCGCGGTTATCTATTCTGTAGTCTACAGCTCGCACTGAGCCTAGCTCTACCATCGCAAGGCATGCCGTTCGCAGCTGCGCGCGCACGCTGCGTTTCTGCAGCTTGGTTCTAATTCGCTCCAGCACGTCTACAGCATCAACGTTGGTATTGAATGACTCGCAGCGAAGGGTTAGCACGCGCAGTCGATTGCCAATAGCCATCGTTTGGGCGTTCGGGTAGGTGCTTTCTACCAACGTTTCATCGTCTGTGCCTTCGGGTGTCGAATTGGTGAAGGTGCAGACAAGCCTGCCAGTGATAGCGCCAGCCTTAGGGCCTACAAAATATTCTTTATCTCCCTGGAAAACGATATTCGTCGAAGGCCAGCCGCTGACTGTAACCAGCGCAGTTCGAAAGGCCTCTCTTGGAAAGTCAGTAGCCATTAAACACTCACTACGTTAACTGTGATTCGGCTGGTGTCGAAAATGGCGCGTTCCCGAATTGCAATAGCGATATCGGCTGCCGTAGCAGGACCTGGCGCAAGGCCCTGAAAGAAAAGAGCCAGCGGAACGTCTACGACACCAGGGATTTTTACCTCTACGCCGTTGCCATCAGTGTAAGAGAATGGGGCGCTGAGCAGCTTAGAGGCTACTACGTCTTCCCCATTAAGTAGCCTGTTCCCTACAGTGGCGATAGCGGTTTTAACCTGGGCTGGGCCGTCCACAGGCCATAGTGAATTAGTCTTGACCGTTAGGATAATGTAGACGTTTTTCTGTGTCACTCTGGTAAAAGCAACGTCCTGCAGCTTGCCTGTTTTGTCTGGCGTCTGCCCCGTCGTAGTGCCTACTGGGCGAATCCCTGTAGGCTTGCCTGCCCAGATGGTAGCGAAAATGTCTGCGTTAGCAGCTGCTGGAGATACTCCGTCGAATAGCACGATTTCGAAAGAGTGAGGGGGCAGCCCGTCGCTGTCCGTCACATCGGTATTATTCTCCAGACCTTCTGCCTGCTCTACGCCCGCTACCCCTTCCACGTCTACTCTCAACGCATCAATCGAGCTTGAGCCTTGCTTGCTAAGCTCGTCTTCCGAGCGAAGGCGGTACGCGGTATCGGTTTCCTTGTTACGTCCTACAGCTGCGTCAGTGGCCTGCGTTAGGCTGTTCCAGCCGCTGACAGGTGACGTGATTACCAGCGAACCCGCCAGCGCGATTACAGGCCCGGTTTCCGTCGCTTCGAATACAGCAGGGTATGCAGCGTTGGCTGGCACTGTTTGGACGGTATCGCGGTTAGTAAATTTCCGGTCAGGCGCCCCTGAGACGTTAGCGAACAGAGTGCCTGGAGCGTAAGGACCAAAGCTCGCATTAAGGTTCAGCGTGAGAGGTACTGTAGACTTCGTGGCAGGCTCCCGTTGAGTGCCGCGCAGCGCGTACAGCTTGTCTTGCTGCACAGCCTCTACCGCGTCTACGTCGTAACCGTCGTAAGCCGTTTTGATAATCTCTTCTACGGAAGCAATCTTGCTGGCAACGATTCCGTTAGCCTGGCCCAGTGGCTGCGTAGGTGAAGTGTCTAGCGAAGGCGAGATTAGCGCCAGCTGGTCTGCCTCAATATCGGCTAGGATTTCCTCTACCGTGGCTGGTGTGTAGCCTGTTGAATCTAGGGGCATGGTTACTCTACTCGGAATGGCGAACCAGACCCACCTACGATGGTAGCGCCTGAATCGTGTTTAACGGCCAAAGTGAAAGCTAGGGTTCTAGCACTTCGGTCAAAGTCTAGAGACAGTTCCGAAATTTCGGTAATAGTTGGCTCAGACCGGATTACCGAAATGAAGATTCTTCGAATGTCTCCGATGTCAGGATTCTTAGTCAGGATTCGAGTGAAGTAGGGAACGCCTATACGCTGGTCTAAAAACCATTCGCCCAGCACCAGCAGGAACTTGCATTGCAGTATCTGAGCTGCAGCGTCTGCCCCGTCTAGGGGAATTAACCGGCCGGAATTATCCAGAGCTAAATCATTGTCAGCCGTAAGTTTGAAGCATCGCACACACACAGGCTAGCCTTACCGGGGCTGACCCATGGCGGAACCTATCCACGATACAGACCACGTAGCAGAAGGCGTAGACCGGCTTACGTCTCAGTACAAACACGCGCTGGAGTCTCGCAGCCCCGATGTTTACAAGCGCCCAGTAATCTACGGTATCTTGCGCTCATGGCTTAATCGGGTGCAGGCGCTGGAGGATAATGCATGGTCCGTAATCACGGGCAGGTTGCTGGATGACGCTACAGGTATCCGAGTAGACGTAATCGGGAAGCTTGTAGGAGAGAAGCGCAACGGAAAATCTGACGCAGACTTTAAGCAGATTATCCGGCTGCGCATTCGAGCCAACCGAACGCAGGGACGTACTACAGACCTGGTAGACCTGGCGATTTTAGCAGCTCCCGTAGGGGTTACCCCGGTCTATCGCGAATTCTGGCCTAACGGCGCAGTGGCTGCTTGGGAAGTGACGATAGACCCAGGCCTGGTAAACCCGGCTGACGTAGGTCGAATTATGCAGTACGCAAAGGCTGCAGGCACCTACGGGAAGCTTGTGTATTCAGCAGGCAGCGAAGCATCATTCACCTTGGATAATACTGCGCCCATGGGGCTGGGTGCGGAAGGCGAACTATCAGACAGCGTAAGCGCTACGCTTGGAACTAGCCTATCAGGAGCAGCATAAATCATGTCAGGACGACCATTAGCACCTTCTTACTCAGTGCCCGGCTGGGCTAGCGGCAACTACGGCGCAGGGACAGACCCCTGGAGCGCAACGGCAAAGCGGGTAGCGCCTCCAGGCGCGGAGTTTACCCCAGGCCAGAAACCCGCCGCGCAATACCTGAACTATCTGGTAGGAGTTATCAACGATAACGCCAGCTCGGCTAAGACCGATGCCAGTAACATGCTAGAGCTGGTAGGCCAAGGCCCGGCCCTTAATTGGCCTCTGCAGGGAAGCAATACGCACAACCTAAGCACGGGCTGTTACTCAACCGTAGATTGCGCCTGGTTCGGCGTAGGGTCTGGCGGTAACGATTTCCTTGAAGTGAGCTACAACGGGCGTACCTGGACAGACCTAGCAGCTACTCTGGCGTCAGGCAAAGCGCTAATCGATATCGCAGTCAGTGACGCTGGAGTCGTAGCCATTGTAACTAACTCTCGCACTGTGGCTAAGGGGCTTTGGACAGCCTACAAAACCTACACCTGGTCTAGCACTGCTAATCGGTTGACAGCAGCTCCTAGCGGCGCACGTCTAGGGTTTGATGTGTCCAGCGGTAAATTTATCTGCGTTTACCGGGTAGGTATTACTGGCTTCAAGGTGGACTATGTAGCGGACCCTGCCAGCGTCTGGACGGCAGCCACGCTGAACGCAGTGTGGACGGGTTACACAGGAACCAACGACCCAGAAATTAGCCAAGGCTGCGACGGCTCTGGTACCATGATTGCAGCTTACGTAGATGCGGGAACCCCTCGCCTAAATATCATGTGGTCGCAGGACGGTGGAGCAACCTGGACTCACGTGCAGAAAACTCTTACCATGATTGCTGCAGAAGCGGCTGCAGGCACCATTCTAAGCCGTCCGGTCTGGAATGAGCTTCGAAATGAATGGTATATCGCAGTAGGTGCAACCAGCTCTAGAAAGACTGAAGTTTACCGTTCTACTGACTCAGGTACTACCTGGACGCTGGTAGCCAATATCACGGCTGCAGGTCTTAGCTGGGCCTTTAGCGACCTGGCCTGTTTAGGTGAGCTGATTACGGCTGTCAACGATGATGGCAGACTTCTCTACTCTGTAGACAGAGGCGCTAACTGGGCTTTCTCAGGGGCGCAGGTCCAAGGAGCTTCTACGGTACGCCAGCGGCTTGCGGTTGGTGGTGGTGGAATGGCCTGCTGGCACTCAGGCTCTAAACTGACCACACTTTCTGAACGTTTCGGTCTAGGAGTCTAAAGCCCCAGTAGCTGCTTAGCATACCACAGACCAAGCCCTGCAGCGTCTATCACATTGTTACGGTAGCTGGGAGCAATGCCAGCCAGGATAGCGCTCAGGCGAGCATGAGAGGCAGGCAGACGCCGTAACAGCTCCGTCATTACCTGTCGGTTGTGTGCTTCCTTGTCTACTTGACCCTTCCAGGTGCGCGGCAGCACATCAATTACAGGGCAAGTGTATTTACCTACAAGCTTGCCAGCAGTAAACGCTAGCTTGACAATATCGTTAGGAGGTACCTTAGACCTGGGGTAGACTTCGGGGCGTTCTATGATTACCTCGTAATCGGAAACGCCTGATAGCGGAGGAGGCTGGCCTAGACCTGCAGCCACGATAGCAAAGCGCTTATCGGCCTTCGAAATGTCCCAGTCTACCCAGCCTGTATGGTTTCCTGGGTCAATGCTAAGGAGCTTCACCACCAGGACCATTACCACGTTTGGCCTTAGCGCGCAAGTCCTTTAGCTGCTTGATTTCCTCAATGGTAAGCCCTGAGTAATCCAGCTCATCTGTCACTCCTAGGTTTTCGGTGCTCTCCCCTCTAAGCAGCCGGTCTAGCTTGACTACCATATCGGTCATTTTGATTAGGTCATTCGTTCGCAAAAGCCCTGGCATATCGCTGTTCCGGCTGGCCTCAACCAGCTTTTTCAGTTCGCGGGCTACTAGCTCCCTGGTGTCTTTCAAAAGCAGCAAGTGCTCTGCAGCTACCTCTGCCCCCTTCTGCGCTAGAACGCTTTCGGTAGCCTCCAGCCGGATTGCGTCATGGTGCCTATCGTAAGCCAATACTCGGCGCTTCCACTCGAAGGTTTGGGACCATTCGAGCAGCTTAGTATTACGTGCGCCGAATACGCGCAGGATAGCGCGGGGTTTCGTTTGGTCGCGGTACTGTACGAACGCGGCAAAAGCTTCCTCTGGTTCGCCTTCCCACTGCTCCCAAGAATCGTGTTTCTTTCGGGCTTTGGTGTTAGCTTTCGGGGTAGTCACCAGACTAGGCTAGCCTTAGCTGGCAATGGGACTATTCGATTTCCTACGTTCAAAAAAGGCTGAGACTCCAGAAGTAGCCCGTAATGATGGCTGGGCTAACGTAGCTATGGGCTACGGAACGTCACGAGACAGAAGCCAGGGCACAGAGTTTAAGGATGCACTGCCGCTATCAGACGGCGAGCTGGCCAGCCTGTTTTACAATGAGCCTATCGCACACAAAATCGTGTGCAAGCGCCTGGGTGACGCTTTCCGGTCTGGCTACGAGCTGGGAGAAAGCGCACCTAAGGACCTGGCAAAGAAGCTGCAGAAGCTACAATTTAAGGGGAAATTCCTAGAAGCCTGGACCTGGGGAGCGCTCTACGGAGGGGCGCTGCTCATTTTCTGGGACGGCCAAGCGCCACAGATGCCCCTGAAGGAAGACGCGGAAATCAAGAATATTACCGTAGTGGACAGGCGCTTTCTACGGCTTGACCCTGCGATGTACGAGACTGATGTAGGCGACCCGAACTTTGGCCAGCCACGATTCTACGGACTGTGCCCTAACGGTACACCTGGCGACCCAGCCCAGGCGGTTAGTGCGTACGTTCACGCTAGCCGAGTAATCCGATTCGGGGGCGCGCTAACGGACCCCTACGAACGAATGGCTAAGCTAGCCGGCTGGGATTACTCGGTACTGCAGCGCCCCTACGACACTCTAGCTAAGGTGGGTATTTCGTTCAAGAGTGCAAGCGTGCTGCTGGAGGATTCGGGACAGGCTATTTACTACATCCAGAACCTAATTAACATGATTGCTAAGGACCCGGCCGCGCTGCAGGTGCGCATGGCTTGGGTAGACCAGCTGCGCAGCACGGGTAGGGCCATCCTCCTAGATGCGGAAAAAGAGAAGTTCGAACGTCACGCTACCCCGTTCGCTGGTGTAGCTGACACCTTGGATAGGCTGGTGCAGTTCCTTGCCAGCGCCTGTGACCTGCCGGTTTCGCTTCTCATGGGTCGCGCACCTGCAGGCCTGAACGCTACAGGAGAAAGCGAAACGCGAGCCTACTACGATACGGTAGGGGCTATGCAAGAAAACGAAATCCAGCCTAAGTTCGTCCGGGCTATCCAAACCATTGCTGGTGGAGAGTCTAACTATTCAGGCGAGGATTTCGAATGGTGCGAACTTTGGGAACAGTCCGACAAGGAACGAGCGGAGGTAGAAAAGCTGGAGGCAGATACCTGGAAGGTTTACATTGACGCAGGGGTCTTGCTCCCAGAGGAAGTAAAGCTAGAGGAGTTTGGAGAACAGGAAATTGAGGTAGACACGGCAGAGCTGGAAGCCGAAATCAAGGCAGCTTCGGACAGAGCCAAGGAAATGGCCAGCGCTCAGCACGAAGCTGGCGTAGCTACCAGCGAGGCTACGGCCGAAAACGCAGGGCAGGATATGCCAATGATGGGTGAAGACCAGACCAGGCAGGACGGTAGAGTTAATCGAGGGGTAGCTAAGCCTTTCGTTGCCACTGTGTACGGTCACGCTACTAAGCCAGTCCTTACAGTGCATCCAGAAGATAACGTCAACCAGAAAAGGTGGATTATCGTCCGACACCCAAACGGAAATAAAGAGCGCACTTTCGGAATTTCTAGAGCGCCTTCAGACTTAGCAGAAGCTGCCAGGCAGGCGCACGCTGCAGGAGATACCGCCAGCGCCAAGGCTGCAGCCTTCGCAGCTACGGACCCAGACACTCTAGCAGAGGCTGCAGCATATCACGCAGAGAGAGGGGCGCATCATCTAGCGGCAGCCGCTAAGGCAGGACCCAGCCAGCAAGAAAGAGATGAGCTGGGGCGTTTCGCCTAAGCTTGCGCTGGGTTATTCGCAAAAAGAAGACCTAGCCTAGCTGAGTGACACCTGGACAGCTGCGCCACCTAGCCGCGAAAAAGGACCCACACAGAGCTATCAGAACGGCCAAGGCCATTCAGCTAAAGCCCCCTGCGTTGGCTGAGCAGACCTACGTAAAGGCCTTGCAGCGCATCCTACGGGAGCTACGCCAGGACCTGGAGGCCTTCGTTAAGCCTCGCCTGGGGCAGGTAGCCAGAGCAGACGCAGATACCCCGTTCTCCGGACAATACGATATCGAGGTAATCCAGGTGCTGCCTAAAATGCGATTCAAGGTAGCCAAGGCCTTTGATGACATGAGCTTTAGCGTACTGCGCAAGCTGGTTCGGGGGGTCACGCTAAAGGACGCACTTAGCGCCAGAGCCTACAGCCTGGTAGAGGCTGCCAGAGAGGAAAACATCAGGCTCGTAGAGAAAGCCGGAAGGCTCTATGCCAGCCGAGTTAGGGAAGTCTTTGAAGACCCAGAGGCTGTAGGCCTGCGCGTAGAGCAGCTGGCAGACCGGCTGCAAAAAACAGGGGATATTACAGATAGCCGAGCTGAGCTAATCGCCAGGGACCAAACGCTAAAGCTTAGCGGTAAGGTCAACGAAATACGCCAGACTGAGGCAGGGGTTAGCCGCTACGTTTGGTCTACTAGCAAGGACGACAGTGTTAGGGATTCTCACGCAGAAAAAGAGGGGCAGATTTTCGAATGGTCCGCCCCTCCCCAGGATACAGGGCATCCAGGCGAGGATTTCCAATGCAGGTGCGTTGCCGTGCCAGTGATTGACGAATTAGCCGGGCTTTAATCGTCCGGCCACTCGGTAACTACGGCAGTGCCATCCTCGCAGAACGAGCAGGGTTCCGAGTTACCTTCTGCGTAATCGTCTTCCTCGGCTACAGGCTCAATTTGCCCACAGCTGGAGCAGTGCCACATTAGCATAGTGTTATACTCCCGTATTCATTGGCGTTAATGGTATAGTAAATCCTTCTAACTCCACGAGCGCGAAGCCGAGCAAAGCACACAGGGCAGGGCCTAGAAATAGCCCACTGGCCTGCTTTAGAGACGCGAGCGACGTAGACCGTAGCGCCGATATCTAGTTTTCGGCACAGTCTGTGCTCGGCGTGCGCTACCAGGCTATCGTCTGGTTCACCTGGGATAGGCCCGTTTCGAGCCAGGACGATAGCACCATCTTTACGCAGGCCTACTGCCCCTAGCTGATAGCCCCGTTCGTCTGCGCGTACAGCGTAGCGGGCTGCTAGCTCTAGATAGTGCTCAGGTCGCACGAACCACCAAACCGGACACGGTATACTGCCAGCTTCTAGAGAGCGCGTAATCACAGGCCCCGCTCAGGTCGGCCCCGCTCAGGTCGGCCCCGCTTAGGTTGGCCCCGCTCAGGTTGGCCCCGCGCAGGTAGGCCCCGCTTAGGTTGGCCCCGCTCAGGTCGGCCCCGCTCAGGTCGGCCCCGTAGAGGTTGGCCCCGCTCAGGTCGGCCCCGCTTAGGTTGGCCCCGCGCAGGTCGGCCCCGCGCAGGTAGGCCCCGCGCAGGTAGGCCCCGCGCAGGTTGGCCCCGCGCAGGTAGGCCCCGCGCAGGTTGGCCCCGCGCAGGTTGGACCCGCGCAGGTTGGCCCCGCTTAGGTCGGCCCCGCTTAGGTTGGCCCCGCTTAGGTCGGCCCCGCTTAGGTTGGCCCTGGTGAGGTTGGCCCCGTTCATAGACAGCTGAGGCACCAACCCTTTATCTCGCAACCAACCATAAAAGCTAGGATATACCACACTAGCCCACAGCTGGTGAGTAATGGTCCAAGGCGTAGCCAGCCCCTGAGGAAAAATCCGGTCAAAAACTTCTAGGCCACTCAAGCAGGCGCCAGCGTTTTGCAAGTCAGTACGGGATAGAAAGATTTGGATAGCCATTAGGGGCTCCTAGGTCAGGGGTTTACATTAGAATCACAGTGCTCGCCACAGTGCAAGCACGATTCAGCGTCAGGCGCGCGGGTAGCAGGCACTACGCAGGTATCACGCCAGGCCCTATCAGCGCAGCGCCAGCACTGGATAGGCTGACTTGGCAGGCTGGGGACGACCGTAGGGGCATCCAGCGGCGCAGCAGGCGCCTGGGTAGGCTCTGCCGTTTCGCTGGTGGGGGCAACCTGCCCAGCGCAGCCGGTAAGGCAGAGCACTAGGACTGCTCCCAAATAGGCGAGGTAGACCAGCAGCTGAGCTGTTTTGGTAGGCACTTCGCTTTGACCTTTGGCCTTACGCTCCCAGGCCTTGGCCATGTGGTAGTTAGCGGCGAGGATGATTGACAGGGGGTTCATCGGACGGCCGCCTTTCGACCGTTCCAGGTGTGCCTACCGTGCAGCATTGCGTCTACACGCCGATACAGCTCTACCAGCTTGCCTGTGTGACTGCTGGGGTGAAAGTCCTCAGTCTGGCTTACGATTTCTTCGTGACACATCCTAATACCCTGGGCTGCCAAAGCCTCTTTCAGTACCAGGGATAGCGAAACTTGCTCCTCTTGCGTAAGCTCCAAGTCTGCCGAAAACTTGTGCGTACCGTTAGCGTCGCGACCAATGACCCGGTATTCGTTAGATGCGGTGTTCATACCCCAGAAGATAATCTCTACCCCTAACCCCGTCAAGTCTTTTTCTATCGTCCAGTACGAAAAAAGAACCCCAGCGCCCCTGATTGTAGTTTCCGCATAGCTTCCGAGTAGTTAGAAACCTGTAGCTTGAGGTAGAGCAGCGCCTGGGTAGCAGCGTCTACGCTATCGTCATGTTTATCAAAGGGAAATCTTAGAAGCTCCTGAATGTGCTGGAAGACCTTAGGGTTTTTCTTAGGGTCTGGGTAGTGGACGTGTCCGGACTGGTACATGCCCGAAACGGCGTGTGCGCGCGCTTCCTTACCCCCTTCCGGTTCTACCGGCTTCAGGTTCGGCACTGTTTCTTCCAGTACGTTCATTACAGCGGAACCGTTGGCTTTATCCTCTACCAGGATGCACTGCGCCGTAGGATATTCGGCGTTCAGCGTCAGCAGTGCCTGGACGGTTTCGACGAAAGAGGCTCGCCTGTGGAAGGTGTCAAGCCAGTAGCAGTGGCTATCCTGCAGCCCCCAGACCTGCCCACAAACCCAGTCAGTTGTAGACGTGTTTTTAAAGGCGCAGTCAAACGAGATAATCAGCACGTCAAACGACTTGATAGAGCAGGGCAATTCCTGGTAGTAGTTAGGCTCTATCCAGTCCTTTAGAAAGATGTTACCAGACTCAGGGACTGGGAGCTGACCCAGCTGAGCGGCAGCGTCCACGGGGCCTAGTGAAATCTCTAGCTCGAGGATGGCGCTTTCGTCTTCCCGTTCAGGCCAGATTAGCTCGCCTTCCTCCGTTCGGGGGTCTTCCGGGCAGGCAATCTTAGGGTTGAATCTAGTAGGGAAGACGAGCAGGCGCCAGCCAGGCTCTTTAGACTCGAGGATGCTGCCCACCAAATCATCGAAGTGCAGGCGCTGCATAATGATTACGATGCGCCGCTTCTTTTTGTCACGGAACCGAGTAGGCACGGTCTTTCGGAACCAGACCTTAGCCTGCTCCAGTTCCTGCTTACCTGCTACCGCTCCCGTAGGGTTTTGCGGGTCATCTATGACGAATACGTCGCAGTGCTGCCCGGTGACAGGACCACGGACGGTAGCAGAGAAGCGCCAGCCCCCAGCTGAGTTTTTGTAGAAGCCTACAGCGGGAACCCTGCGAGGCATCAGGAACTGTGAGCCCCAGCGAGCCTGGAACCATTCCGTTTGAATTAGGTTCAGGGACTTTTCCGCGTCGCGCAAGACTACGCTATCGCTAAAGCTTGCGCCGATGTGTCGCCAGCCAGGCCTGCGAATCCAGCACCACACAGGCCAGAAGACCTGGACGATTAGGGACTTCATAGACCCAGGCGGAACGTTGATAATCAGCTTTCGATAGGCCGGATTATCTAGAAAGTTCTGCTCCAGCGCATGGCAGATTTCCCGAATGTGCCAGTTATCAATGAAGGTTTCACCAGGGCAAACCCAAGGCCACGCTAGGACGATGAAATCATGAAAGGACCCTCTAAGCCCTATCTGTCGGTCTAGCTCAATCTCTTCTGCGTCTGCGCCTTCCGGGGGAATCATTACCGATGGTCTTCAGGAGCCAGCCGCTTGCGCAGAATCCGCACAGCTTCTTTCAGTCTGCGCTGTGCTTCGCTCTGCTCGATACCCTGCGCGCTGGCGTAACTACTTAGCTCTTTCCCGCTAAGGATAGCCTGGACAACGGTTTTTAGCTCTGGGCGTAGACCTGCAGCGAGCTTGAGCAAATGCTTTTTCTGCTCTGAGTCGTGGTAGCCTTCGAACGGGTCCTTAGGGTCTGGGATGGTATCCTCTCTGGATGAATCTCCTACTTCGGAGTGCAGACTGGGGGTATGGTGCGGTTCGTGAATCGAAACGCACAGCGGCGGGGTACGCCACTCGGCTAGCAGCTCTTCTGTAATCCCCTTCACTCGAGCGGTTTCTAGGTCTGCCGGGTCTACGCCCAGGTCCTGAGCCGTCAGGGTGCAGGCCAGCTCCTCTGCCGTTACCTGCCTACCCTGTCTCGCCTCCCATCTGCTAACGCCTACAAACAGGCGGTAGGGCATGGCTGCCTGCTGGGGCCTGTGGATTAGCAGCTGGCTGCGAAGCGCGCACTGTACCGCGTACATGATTCGATACGCGGCAAAAGTAGTAAATGCTGCTTTCTCTGGGTCGTAGCGATAGAAGGCTTCAATCAGGCCTTCCGTCGCTGCCTGCAGCATATCATCTTCCTCATAAGGGCAATTAGATGCCCTAAGGGTGCGGCGCATTTGCAGTTTAGCAAACGGCAGGTTTTCTTTAACCAGCTCTCCAAAAAGGCGCTTGCCTACTCGGCTATCAGGGTCAGCTTTCCAGGCCAGAAACTTGTCTTTATTCAAGTGCAGAAAGCTAGCGTATCAGGAACGCCTAACGAGCTAGCTAGATACACCGCTAGCATAGCGCTGCACAGAAGTCCAGCACTTAGCCTCTTAGGGCCTAACGATGGTAGTCGCAGCGTTCTCTGGGAATGGCGCAAGGGCAGTGCCCAGGCTCTAGGCTGGAGTCTCGTAGCCGTTTCCGCTCTGGCACGTCTGGCACACCCAGAGTTACGGTGCCTTCAATTTTCAGAATGTGAATTTGGCCCTTTAGCGTGGCCTGCTCGTCCGGATAGGGCTGTAGTCGCACTCGCATAGGGCAGCCATTGTGCATCCAAAATTCTTCTAGCTCGCTGACTGTAAAGTTCTGCAGCGCGTCTATTTCATCAATCCAGCCTATGTCTGCAGGGTTGCCTGGGGAGTTTACCTGTAGCACGCCCCAGCGAAACGCGCCTTAAAGCCTGCAGCCTCGCAGTCGGACAGCCCCTGTCTTCCCCTGTGGCCCGGTTGCTTGACCCGGGCTTTACAGGAGTCCTGCCAAATCTCTACTTCTCTGGGCATGTTAGAGCCTCCTGTGCTTCTATGCGTTGAATAGTTCTACAGCATCGAATAGCATGCTTTTGCCCTGGTGAATGGGAACGTTCAGGTGCATAAACCTGCCGCTAGGATTCACCAGCTGGACGGCGTAACCATGGCTCCAGCTCGTAGGCTCTGTGTGACGGTAGAGCGGCTGGAGCTTGGCAAGCGTGCCAGGACACCAGGCGCCGAACCCATCGCTAGAAACTGTGCGCTCTAGCACGGACTGGGAGCGGTGTACATGGCCGAAAACTACGTTAGCTGCGAATCGGGCTAGGTGCTGCGAGGCAGCGTGTCTACTGTGGCTGATGCCGTGAACGAAGTAACACTTACCTAGGCGAATTGTTCCAGGAATCGAAATACCTTGGTAGTGCTCTGAGCGCTTGTAGTATTTGATACCCCGGTCTTTCAGGCGCAGCACCTGCGCGGGTGCGTACCTCGAAAGCAGCCCGTCTGCGTCCTTTTTGCTGAAGAAAGCCCTAGCAGCCCAGCGCTCTACGTGCTGTTCGTGGTTGCCTTCGATGTAGTGCTGCTCGGCTGCCGGGGCTGCTCGGCTGACCTGGGTGAGCAGCCGGTTAGCTGCCTCGCAGTCATCTTCGTAGGATTCGATTAGCTCGTTAGTGTAAACGCGCTGGTGAGTATTGAAGGTGCCCCCCGCATCGATGTGGTCACCCAGCCAGACGATTTCGTGAGGGGCTAGCCGCTTGATATCGGCTACGCAGGCTGCAGCAGCTGCTGGGTCTACGTGGTTGCCGTGGCTGTCGGGAATGATGACACGGACTAGCGATTTGTTACGACGCATGTTTCACCCTCAAGGCTAGCCGGTAGATTAGACAGACCAGGCCTACAACCCAACCGGGGTAGGTGGGGCGCTTGGCCAGGTTCACGTTTCACCTGTAATTAGCCGGCTGGCAGCCTCCCACATCGAAGCTACGCGGTAACAACCTCCTTTGAGCAGGCCAGTACCCCTGGGCTTGTGCCGCTCTGGCAGGTCGCTGGCTGCGTTCCAGGGACGGGTTACCAGGTAGCCTAGCCCGTAAGGGTGTGCCTCTAGCCAGCGCTCCAGGTTCTCTACCGAGTCTTCCACCAGCGCCATACCAGCAACCAGGTGCTTATGCTTGCTGGGGCAGAAGATAATATCCTTCGGACTAAAGATAGGGCTTAGTGCTGTGGTGCGCTCGCAGACCCAGGTGTAGCTACCGGACAGTGGCGCAGTCAGGCAGACCGGGTTAAAGCCCCCCTGACGCAGGGCCTGCACACCTTCGAAGGCCATGCTGTAACGGTCCAGTGACAGGCAGAAACCTGGTTCTCTGAGCAGGTCTTCAAACGCTGCACGCTCAGGTTCCGTCATGTCTTCCTGCATATGGTAGGACTTGAACTTATCCACAGTCCAGCCCTTAACAGCAAAGAAGGGGTCTTTTACTACAGCTTCCCCAAACTGGAATAGAACCCCGTCAGCGTCTACTAGTACGGTACTCATTTAGCCCTTTCTCAAAAGGTACGTTTCACCTGCCATCTTGAGCACTACCCGACCTAGGCGCGGGTGCCAGGCCTCACCCATGGGCTTAATCACAAACCCTTCGCGGAAGTGCGGAGGGGTCAGGCCTCTGGCTAGCCGGCTAGGTCCGTCTGACATGGCTGCCGTAGCTTCGAAACCAAGGTAAGGCCCCATGTACAGCACTGGCACCATGGGTAGGCCTAGCGTCCCTAAAGTCAGCTCTAGCGAACGGGCTGCTACGAAACTGCCATCAGGCCTGAGCAGGTCAAAAGCCTTGAACCCTACTTCACCTGGCAGGCAATCATAGGGCATATCCTGCACACCTGGCCCGTAGACTTCCCCGTAGAGGATGGTATTTGTCTGGTTATTAAGCTTCCGTGCCAGCTCGTAGTCTCTAGCGATGCGCCACCAGGGCGAATCGTCTTCCTTTAGCCAGCGCTTGCGACTACCTACGTGCAGCTTACCGTTTTCGTCCAGGCAGAAACGAGCGTTAGCTCCGTGGATTTTCTCCGTTATGACTACCCCGCCCCAGTCCAGAGCCGCTGACTCGATAGCCCAGGCTTCTTTACGGAATGGCTCAATGTCGTAGACTGGTAGGTTTTCTTTCCAGTGCTCTGGACCTGGCGCAGCTAGCCCGCGCATCATTAGCCGCTGCTCTTCTAGGTTTTCCCATTTGGTAATGCCTAGCAGCTCGGCTACATCCTGCCCCTCTACGGTGCCTGGTGGCGCCTGGGTCAGCAGGCCTAGAGAGAAGACCCCCCTAATCTTTCGAGGCTTGACCCTAAGCGACCCTCCTAGGTAATCCCATCTGGGGTCAGTCTTAGGCAACAGTGCGCCATGTGGGACGTGTACAGCCAAATCCCCAGGCTGAAAATCCCCAGTACGGAAAACACAGCAGCAGCCGTTAGCCTGCGTAATTGACAGGTTGTCTGCGTTAGGGTGCTTCCCGATTTTACCTAGGCGCACTACTTGGACGTGGAAATCAGTCATGATTACCCTTTCGCTGCCAGACTCGATAGACAGCACCAGTCACCAGAGCAGCCAGCGCCAGCGGCACTACTACCGCTGCTCGTAGCACCAGCCGGTAGGCTGCGTAGAGCCTGGCAGTCACTTGGTAAGCTCCACCTTAGCAATCAGCGGGGCAATGCATACTGAACACTCGCAATAACTCATGGTCCCTCACTTACATTGGTCTAGAAACTGCAGGAGCAGTGGCGCTACAGGCCTGATTACTCTCTCTTCAATCTTAGCATCTCTGGCGTGCTTGTAGCTCCAGCTGGCTCCACCTACGTAACAGGCTGCGTGCATGGCTTCATGCATGAGCCTTTCCCGCATAGCGGGTAGGGAACCTTTCTCTACTTCGATGGTGTGCGCTCCCTTGTCTGTGACGTGCTTAGCCTCTACTCGGCTTCCGTCCAGCCAGACCTTAGGCTTTACTCTGATTTTCACAGGAAAGCAAGCCAAATAGACAGTTACCGGGTTTCTAGTTGCGCGGCGGAAAAACTCAGGAGTCATTTTGGAGCCTAGGTCTTAGCAGCCTGCGCATCAAACCACACCAGGAAAGCGGCATTAGCCAGCACCTGGGCGATATGCGGCAGGCCTGAATCTGGGTCCAAGCGTTCCCCGCGCTTGATAGCGTCCAGGTGGCGCTCTAGCGCGTCTGTGTAGCGGGTCTGGCCGTTCTGGACGTGCTTCCAGTTATCTGGGGCGTACTTCTTAGCCCCGAATTCGAGCACAGCCAGAAGCGCATCTGTAACCTCTACAGGGATTAGAGAGTGTCGCGGTTTCTGGGTGTCGTATTTGGTCCCTGGTGGACAGGGGTCAGAGCCGAGCATGCCTAGCCGCTCTCCTGGCATGATAACCTGGATAGAATCCCAGTCTACAGGCTTACCCCTACCTAACGAAAAGGGGATAGGCTTATCACTCAGGCTGCTTTTGCGCTTCCGTCCCATGGTATTAGTCTCCCTGCCGCATCGGTTACAGCTTTCGCTTTCTTGGACCAGAATCGCATTAGTAGGGGTTTGGTGTCAAGCGGGCAGTCTGGCACAAACCTATTAGCTTCCTCATTCATAATCCGTGCCAGCGCCCAGGCCTTATCGTGAGCTTCCGGGTTATCGTCGCACTCCCCTATGATTTCATCATGCACGTAGTTAACTACTCGGCTTCCGAATAGGCAACGGTCTACAGTCCCTTCTGGCTGCTGGACATAACAGGCCCTGATAACTCGGCGCAGGGCAGCCTGGCTTGCGTCAGCGCCCAGGCCCTGGAAATACCCGTTACAGCCCGCGCAGTAGGTTACTTTTCCCCGGATTCTGTTGCTGATTGGATGCACTACCCAGGGGATATATCCCTGTGTTTCGGCCGTTTCCGTATCGGGGTCTACCTGGGACGCAACGTAATTTAGATACTCCCGCATTTCGCTCCAGGTGGCGAACCAAATACGCTTTAGGTCCTGCGCCTGGGGTATAGTTAGAGCAACGTTGTATGTCTTTCGCGCGAATAGCGTTAGCTTCTCTGCACCCAGCCCACCAGGGAAACCGAAGTTCGCTACCTTGCCAGTCTGCCTGGCGTTATCTACTTCAGGCACAGAGATATTAGCCTGGCACCATTCGTAGCTCTTGCCTAGAATGTTGCTGGCAACCATCAGGTGAGGGTCTTTATCGGCGTTCAGGGCTGTAGCTAGCTCGCTGTGACCTAGGAACCAGATACAGCACTGAGCCAGGGTGTGCAGCTCCAAGCCTGGATAGTCAGCCTGATAGTAAACCTTCCCAGGTCTAGGTACGAAGCATTCCCTGATACCTGCCTTGCGTCGCCAGTTTTGGACGTTCGGCTTGCTAGAGCTGGTTCGCCCAGTTTCGACGATATCGAATCTGGAATGCACTGGGAAAATGGCTCCGTCAGCCAGGGCCTTAACGTCTTTAGTCAGAACGCTTTTTAGTGTGGAATATTCCGCATAATTCTCTAGGTCTGGGTCTTCCGACGCATTACAAGCGTCCGAATCCAGGCATACACCACCAGTTTTGGTTTTTCGAACGGGCTTTTTCTCCTTGGCGCAGGCCTCAAGCATCAGCTCCTTAGCCTTTTTGGTGTCGCGGCTGCCGTCAGCTCGCACCAGGCCAGCCGCTTGCAGACTGGCTGTAATCTCTTGCAGGTCTGCCAGCGTTTCTAGCTCCAGCTTGCGCACCATTTCGGCCTTGGTTCGCAGCCCCCAAGCAGACATAAGGCCTCTAGCGAAGCTGTTATAAGTCTGGGTAAACTGGTCTGGAATGAACTTCGCATGCTGCTCCTGCAGCTCATAGACTTCCAGACCTGTAACCACATCCTCCAGCGCGTAGGTGACAGCTCTTTCTGGCCACTGCTCGATAGGCAGGGGCTGTAGCTCAGCGTAGCGCTTGCGCCAGCCATCATCGCCCTTATCCAGCACTCGACCAAAGAAACGCCGCGCCAGGTCATCTAGCCCGTAGTTGTGCTGAATCCAGTAGCCGCTTTCGGTCTGCTTTCCTCGGTATTCCCCTGCAGCAATGTCCAGCAGCTGCTGCCGAATCTTGGTACAAGTTACCCGATTTTCATCGTACGCCCGGAAAATGTCAGGCACCAGCTCAGGGAACTGCGCGCCTAGGGCTATCATGTCGTAGGCGATGTAGTGACCTACAAATAGGTTTTCGCTGCCCTTGAACCAATCCCGAAGGTAGGTAATCGCGTTACCTACGTGTGCTATCTTGGCCTCTACGCCTGGGCGCTTCCAGGTCAGGCACACCACAGGAGGGGCCATTAGACCTGGACGGAATAGGTGTGTTTCGGTGTCTAGATAGATTACGTTCACAGCTTGGCCTTCACCCCAAAACAAGCCGCCAGCATACCTACAAACAGGCAAGCCATTTGAATACACTCTAGCTCGGACGGTCCAGTTTGGATATACATTACTTGTACCGCTCCAGGCGCTTACCTAGCTCTACCCCGGCAGCAAAGGCCAGAAACAGCCCAGCGATTACAAGCGCTAGGCACGAAACGATTATCTGGCCTTCTAAGATGGTCACGTGTCAACCAGCGTCGCAATCAAGACTGCGATTGCTTCCTTGCGTCGTTTCGCCTCACCCATTAGCTACCTCCACCTTTGCAGACTTGTCCTAGAAATTGCCCTTGGACTTTGAGCACTACCACGAACAGCGGCATATTGCAATCCAAAAGCTTGTGCGAGGCCTGGAAGCTCAAATAGAGCGCATCTAGCAGCGCTCTAGCGTAGCGCCTCTGGGCATCTGGCGTAGAGTGGACAGACGCCGAAGGTGCGTCTACGTAGAAATACTCTGACTTGGCTAGCTCCCTGGGGGCTGCTGCAGGTACCTCTACCCCGTTTTCGTCTAACCCTCCGTCTACGGTTACGCACAGCGCGGACAGCTCCAGCTCGTAGCGCAGCTCCCTGTAAGGCACTTCATTGCGTTTCCAAGTGCTTGTGCGCTTCAGCTGGGGCGGTTTGTGCGCCTGGATTTCTTCGGTCATGGCTTCCTAATTCGGTAGACGGTTAACAGCACGGTAGCCCCTTTCGGGTAGCGAGCCTGGAGCAGCCGAGCTACCCCCCTGGAGCGCAGCGGCTTAGGCTTGCGTAACCAGAATTCGGAGCAGGAACTTACGTAGCTTCCTCCAGCCAGTTTCACCCGATACCCTACCAGTTCCCTGGTAGGCTTGGGTAGAAACGGGCTGGAGGATAAGGCTACAGAGAGTTTCAAAGCAGCTCGTATTTCTGCAGGTATTCGCCTAGAGTCTTCTTAGCGTCTTCTACAGCGTTACGGTAGACCGAACGCTGGCCAGCTCTGGCCAGCATATCTAGGTCCCAGTAGACAGCTGCGATTACTTCTCTCGCCTCTTTCAGCCGTTCCTTCAGCAGCTGCCGGGTTTCATCGTCTTCCAAGGGCTACCCTCGGAACGGAGTACGCGCCCGAAAGCCTCGGGTATCCTCGATTACGAACGTGCCACGGTTTCGGACGATATTTGCCATGATGCACTTAAGCAGCTCGTTCTGGTCTTCCTGGGAAGCCTCCCAACCATAGAACCTATCTACTACAATTTCTCGATAGCTGGTACCATCATGGCTGTAATCGGCGCCTTCAAAGGCGCTCTCGATAAGGTCCAGCTGGTCTTGCGAGAAATAAGCCCCTAGCTGTTCTGCCGGTCGCTCGGACCCGATGAAACCGTCATAGATTTCCAAACGGTCTAGTGTATTGGGAACCAAATCCCCCTTGGCCATGAAAAGAGAGCCCAGCGCGCAGACGTTGCACTTCTTGATTTCCTTAGGCGCGGCTGCAAACGGCTCCTTAGTAGAGCCTGGCTCAGCCTTCCCTGATACGTAAATACCACAGCGAGCCTCAAAGCGCTTAGCTTTGATTTGCGCTAGCACATCCTTAGCGATGGCTACGCGCTTCTCCTCCCTGGTAAGGCGGTTAAAGGGTACCTTGGGGCCTGTCTTGCTGGTCTTGCTGGTCTTATTGACGGTTTGAACTTGCATGATTTCTCCTTTGGTTGACATGGCCCCTTAGCGGGGCGGGGTTGGGTGCAAGATTCGAACTTGCCTTAAAACCCGGCTGTAACCCAACCTTAGCGGATTTACTGGACTCTATACGAGCTTCCGCGACTCCAGTTTAGTCGGAGCCACCTATCTTACTGCGCTGCAGGCATAGGCCGAAAAATGTGCTTGCAGAAGGTTTTACCCGGTTTCGGCTGCTGGACCGTACAGAGCACGTAGCGGTCTTTCAGCACGTTCTGCGCAGGGTCGCATGCTGCAGCAAAAAGCTGCGTGAGGGACGGGCCTACTTGGGCCACTACCTCAGGATTGGTGCCGTCCAGGCCAAGGCAGGCGTAAAGCAGGCTTGCGATAGACGCTACTGCCGCTTCCGGCTGCTTGGCCATGTCCTGGTAGACCTGCCGTTCGCAGCCGATTGGATGTGCCGGGTTATCCGTCTGGGCTACTTCGCAGTCAGCCGAGAAAGCCTGGACACCTGCACGGGTAAGAAATTTCTTCATGCTCTTAATCTTGAGCACGTAGTTACCTGGCGTGAGGTAAACTCCACCAGTCCCAGGCTTAGCCGTAGCCAGGCCTGCAGACATGGCGTCGTAAGCCGGGGCTGCTGTCTGCTGGAACGCAGGCTGAGCTGCAGGCGAGGCTGGCATCTGAAACCCCGGAAGGCCTGGAACCTGGAAGGTAGGCGCGGCAGGTGGTTGGAAAGCCGGGGCAGGCGCTGCCGGCGCTGCCGGGGCAGGCTGAGGCGCAGCGCCAAAGCCGGGAATCCCTAGTTTGGTCAAATCAAGAGCCATGTTGATACCCTTTCTCTATTCGCGAATCGCGAATGTTAGTTAACGCTGGGTCTGCCAGGCGTTCTCTGGTCTTTCCTAGGAGCTAGCCACCATGGCTCACTCACTAAGACCCAGCTCCCAAGACTCTAGCTCAAGTCCTGTAGGATTGTCCAGCGAAAATTCTTCTCCCAGTTCGTATTTCTTCGCTCCCTTCGCAAAACGGTAGCCACCAGCCCGCACCAAATCAAGGTCTGAGGGAAACAGGATGTCAGCATAGAGCACGCGCTGGCGCTGACCCAGCGTAGCTAAGGACATTTGAGCCTCTTTCTGGCAGTGCTGGAAGGCCTCCCAGTGCTCTGTGCAGCCTACCAGAATATCACAGGTTACCTCGTCTGCTCGCTGGCCTGTACGGTGCTCCCGTCCTAGGGTCTGCTCGAGGGTCTTGCCCTTGGTAGTCACGCTGGTCATGAGCATACGATTAAACATCTGCAGGTTATGTCCTGTTCCGTTGGCTCGTTCACTGGCGATGATAGGGGTTTTACCGTCGCAGCTTAGGATACTTCTGCCCGTATCGTCAAGCCCTTTTTGACCGAAGTAGGGCAGGCCTGTAGCCTTGGCTAGCTGGCGACCAAACCAGGAATGTTCGACCCAGACGATACCTGGACCGTCCTGCAGCCATTTGTCTACTGCAACCATCGCGCTTTCGTCGTGCCAAATAGGCTTTAGATTCACCTGGAACGTAGGGTAGACCTTGCGCCAGGCCTCGAGCAGACAGCCGTCTATCTCGCCACGGTCGCAGGCGTCCTTTACCTGCTTTTCGGAGTCCAGGGTAGGGTATTCCTTCAGGCACTCTCTGGCGAAGGCAGCCCAGTTTTTCCTTGCGTCAAGCCAGGCCTTAGGGGGTCTGGGGTCCCAGACGTAGTGAAAACCTAGCGCCAGCTCCCTTGCGTGCCTCCACACATCCAGCGGACCTACGACAGGCCAGCCGCATGGTAACACCATGTTATTACGCAGGTTGCCGATATGCTCGTTAGTTACGTCTTTAACGGGGTAAATGGTTCCCGTGATTCTAAGGCTGCAGCCTATGACCTGCTCGCCTGCCGTGGCTACGACTCCAGGCGTTTCAAGTAGGCGGTTACGGAACGCCTGGCGCGCGGCTGTTACCTCGTCTGTAGGTGTGTCGCTGGGCTTGGCCCACTCGAGCAGAGGCCCTGGCGAGAACCGTACCAGGCCTCGCTGCTGTTCGTCCAGGCAGGCTGCCCATTCCTTCAGCTCGTCTAGGTCTAGCGGAACGGGGGCTTTACCTTTCAGCGCCCAGATTAGGATATGGGCAAAATCTAGGATTGACTCGCCTAGGATGGTGCCGCTAAGGCCTACCAGCATGGTTTTAGGGTTCTGTTCCAGGTACCTGGTTACCCGTCGAGTCACGGCAGCCTTAGGGTTTTTTAGTCTGTGGATTTCGTCACCTACGATTAGGTCAGGCGCCCAGTGTGTAAGCTGCTCGGCTGCCTGTGCGCGCCCTAGCATTTCGTAAGAGAGCAGGCGCAGGTTACGAGCTATCTTCCAGTGCTTGGAATAAACTTCCCGCATTTCCCTGGCGGTTTTGTCCACCAGAGAAGCCGGTAGGAGCAGTAGCGGCTGCTTAGCTCCCAGCACCACAGGAGCTAACAACGTAACTAAGGTCTTACCCTCGCCTACGCCGATAGGACCGAACAGCCCCTTGGCCTGCGCAATCTCTACCAGCGCCTGTGCCTGAATTGGCAGTAGGCGCTGGGTACCGTTTGGGGTTCGTAGCTGAGAGGTTACCTGCATTACCCAGGCGTCCTGGGTCGCCTTAGGCAGCGGGTTAGGCCTGCGCGGCAGGCTGGTGATTCGCTGGAATTCTGCCGTGCGCCGTAGCGATGCCGATTGGCTGAAAGCTGATTGCAGCTCTAGTCCCATTCTTCACCCGGAAAACAGAATGTCCAAAGTAGCAGCTTAACGGCAAAGATAATTGCCACTACAGGCCACATGAGCAGGACCCATGGCAGGCCTGTGACGGAACGAGCTACGGGGTAGGTAGCCACGGCTACCGCCAAGGCTCCAATCAGCCACCAGAAAACCAGATTTAGCATTTCCCAGCTCATATTACAATGGCGTGCGGCCGGTAGATTTTCCCCGCTGCGTCTACGCAGGCGTTTACAGCACGACGCAGGACCGTAATAGCTTCTAGTTTAGCAGCCTCCAGGTCTGTAGCCTCAAGCAGTACAGGGACGTTTACAGGCTCGCCATTCTCAGCCAGGAAAACGGTAGCTGGGTCAGTGCTGGCTAGATAGCCGATAGACTCCAGGTCTTTCCAGACATGAATTGAGCAGGGAGGGAAAACAAGGGTAGCGCAGTCTTCCCCGTCTACCCAGGCTGGCTCACTGTTCGGCATAGGGCACGGCTACCGCGAACTTGTATTTACCAGCCTTTTGTCCGGCTTCCTCCAGAGTGAACTTGGTAGCCTTGGCTTTGTCCCTAGTCCAAACGCCTGCCTGGATGTAGTAGCCTCGCTGCAAATCCTCTACCAGATAAGGGCAGGTCTTGCCTGGGCGCAACGGCGTAGAGTCAGCCCAGGCCATAGCCCCCCACATTGCTAGCTCGTCTAGCTTGGTAAGCGCCAGCGCTCTAGCCCGATTTTCGGGGTAGGTCTTTAGCTTCTCTTCTACCGAGCGGAGTAGGTCTAGCAATGTGGGGTTTTTGGTCATGGGTCACCAGGTCTGCTGGATAGTACCCTGCAGCTCTTGATATCGCAAATCTAACTCCAGGGACTGCTCTACGGTGCATTCCTGGTAGGCGAGAGGCCAGCAGGTGTAAGCCTCCTGGTGGAGCTTTGCAGCTTCCCTGCCCGCATCGTCCAGGGCCAAGGTAGGCCACGGCTTCACCAGGCCTGCTGCAATCAGCTGTGCTCTAGTGGAGCAGGTAGGGTTAGTGCCTTTGATATGGTCGTAGCCGCTCATACGGGGCAGCCTTTCTCAAGCCAGAAGCTACGACCTGCAGAATCCAGCGTTTTGCCTCTGATACCGTGTAGGGACTGCTTGACACCGAAGCACAGGATACGAGCTTCGGTGAGGGTTCGCGCCTGCAGAACGGCAGGGTGTTTTTCCTTGTGCTGGGCGATGTAGTTTACCAGCGAACGCATGGGTGCACGGGGTTTCTGCTCGATTTCACGCTTCACGGCTTTACCTCTTTCTGGACCTTTTCGATGATGCCTACCGTACCATTTGCTACCAGCCAGGAGTTTGTCTTTCGATGCTTTACGATAGCTTCTGCTTGGGCTTTGGTGAATTCCTGAGGCTCGTAGCTACCACAGGAATATTCCTCGGTCTTTAAGGGCTGCCGTTACGTATTTCATCCCTGCAAACTTCTTAGGGTCCAAGCGAATTACGTAGCGCTCTTTCGCCTTTCGAGCCAGCCGCGCCTTTCGGCGTTCGTCACTAAAGAGCAGGCGAATACCTGCCTCCTTAAAAAGGGCCTTAAGCTTGGTTCTGCGTTCACTGTAGCTAAGCCCAATGTCATCGTTTACTTTGTAAATCTTTCTAGGTGAAATACCCTCTTTTCGCAACCAGCCATAGACTTTTTCAGCATCTAGGGTTTCGACTGGGACCCCTGCCGAATGTGCCAGGAATCCTAGCGCACAATAGTTCCCGCTTTTGCTGTTGTAGAGTGTGTGCCTGCCCCATTTGTCAGGGTTGATAGTAACCACCTTCGGCTTTTTCATGTCTAGATTCATCGCCCTACCACCTTTCGCGCCGCTCGGTTACGCAACCCCTGAAGCACTAGAGCCCCTTCTGGCGTAGTGGCGTCTAGCGTCCACTCCTGCCCAGGCGCGGCTACCGCGTCGAATAGCTGGAAGAATTGAGCCACCAGGCAGCCTGCGCCTTGGTATGGGATTAGCCGGTAATCAGCTACCTTGTTAAGCTGCTTGACCTGTTCGTGGGCCGCTTCCACTAGCTGCCCAGCGTCGTAGGTGTCCCAGGACGGCTGGCAGTTCACGTAGAGGGTAAAACCGCCGGCCCCTGCGCTGGGGGCAGGGGTTGCCGCTGGCGCTGGTGTAGGCGCAGGCGCCACTACCGGCAGCTCCTGGGGGCTGGTAGCTGGCGCCTCTGGGGGCTGCACCAAAATCAGCGCCTGCCCCGCCTTGACAGGTTCAGCAGCCATGGCAGGCGCCACGATTGAAAGGGGGCTCTGCGCTGCCGCTTCCGCTGCGCGGGCTGCTGCCATTTCCGCCTTAGTGCGCCGCTTGCGCTTGGGCTTTTCTGCCTCGAGCGCTGCCGTGGAGGCCTGGATAGCTTCTACAACAGGCTGCACGATAGGCGCCAGCTTGGACTCAGGCGGGTTAATCGGCGTAGTGTCTGCCGGGTGCCCTGGGTGCGTTTCCGTGGTAGGCGGGGGTGCTACATCCACTACCGGGATAGGTGCCAGCGTTGCAGCTGGCGCCTGGGTAGTGGTAGGCATGGGGGCAGTAGGAGCAGCACGCTTGAGCAATTCTTGAACGGTTAGCATTCTTTGGTTCCCTTGTCGGATGGCTGGGGACAGACCGGCAAACGCGCTAATCCCTCTTTCGGCTGGCGATAGGTTGCAGACCCCTTCGTAGGGGCAGCCCCCGAACGCGCGGCAGGCAGACGGGTTAGGCGGTAGGTCTGTCGGTTTCGTTGTCCCCCCTTTAGTAGCGATTATCTCTGCGCCTGTCAAGCTTAAATCGCTAACCTTTTTTGCCAGGTGAGCGGTAGTCAGCAAAAAGTCCCTGGCTATCGCTAAGTTAGCTCCTTCCGTTTGGTAGTAGACCCACCTAAAATGAATCTCGCCAGGGTCCTTACCTATGGCTCCCGTAACGTCCAACCACTGCTGCCAACCGTAGACTGCTACCTGGCTGTCTACTTTCAGCTCCTCTACCGATTTGGCCCAATTCTTTACGCTTTTCGTTGTCTTGTGGTCGCCTACGAAAGGTGTGCTAGGAAACCCGCAAAAGTCCCTGCTGCCTCGCCAGCGTACGCCTTCGAAGGTGAAGCCTACCGCTGCCTCTGTTCGCACGGTTTTAGGTGCTGGGAGCAGGTGTAGACCAGAGGCGGCGATGTTAGCAGCCTTGGGGAAGCTTATGAAATCTAAAGGCTTACCGTCCTTTAGGTAGGGGGTGAGGCAGTTATCGTGCACCTCAGTGCCCAGGGCAGCCGAAGGTTTCGGGGGAGGTTTTAGGCCTCCAATGTAGCGCCAGGCCCATTTTCGCTTACACAGCAACCAGGTATCCACCTGGCTGGGCGACACCTGCCAAGGTCCTGTATCAAGGTCCGGTGCTTCCGCTTGCGTTTCCTCTGACATTCGGGCTACTGTACCTGCTCTCTTAGAGAAAGGCCAGCAGCGAGCGGCCCTAGGCTCTGAGCAGTGGAGGCACTTTGGTAGAGACTCCTGCAGTTTTCCCCCTGCACCGTATCGTAACGGACGCAGCCGGAAAGCTCGTATGCGAATGCTGGCGCGGCGCAGATTGCCCGGATATCGGTAAGCATCCTGCAATTTCTTGGAAGGCTCTGCAACCTGGCGAGCAGGTCAGGGGTTCTGAAGGGTGCGGCTACGGTATCGCTACGGGTAGCCGTTCAGGGCTGTTTGTGGTAGACGTAGACGATTTGCCTTCATGGCAGGCGTTTGTAGGTTCAAGAGAGCTGCCGGCTACCTACGTAGTCAAAACCCCGCGAGGGGGTCAGCACTACTATTTCTTGACGCCTGATTGGCCTGTCGCCAATTCCCAAGGTGTGCTAGCTCCTGGTGTAGACGTGCGGGGGGAAGGCGGTTACGTAGTCGCTGCCGGTAGCCCACACAAAAACGGAGGTTCGTACACCATTGAGTGTGCCTTCCCCATCGCCCCAGCTCCTGATTGGTTGCTGTCTGACCCTCGTCTGAAGAAAAAGGAAGCTAAGGTAAACGCCGAAGGTGTGGCCTTAGGGAGCTTGGAGCTGCCGGCTAACTGGGAAGCTCTGGCCGAAACCGTAGCCAGTGGCTGGCCTGCGAAAGGTCGCCACCTAGCCCAGCTTGCGCTTGCTGGGGCGCTCCTAAACGACGGGTTTTCAGCTAACGCCGCTTTTACCTTCCTGTGTCGCGTTTGCGCCTTGGCTGGCAACGAACAGCCAGAGAAACGCGCAGCCACAGTGCAGGACACGTCTAGGCGCATTGCCTCCGGTATCGAGGTGACAGGCTGGCCTACCCTCGAGCGCATCCTAGGCCCTGGCACTGCTCAGATACACCAGGCTTTGCTAGGTGGTTACGCAGGACCAGACTTCACGGCAGCTACCCCGGCTGAGCCTCTGCCTTTCGTCCCTTCGATGCGCCGCAAGCATGACCCTAACCACGTCTATTCAGTGCAGGTGGGTGACGTGCCTTGCGGGTCCAAGACGAAAACCAGCCTGGCGAATATTACCAGCATTCTGTTTACTGACCCCAGGTGGTACGGGGTTCTACAGTACGATGATTTTACGGGTAAAGTGTTTGCGGTAGACCCTCCTATCCAGCTGGACTGCGAAAAAGGCGGGTTTAGTGACGCAGACGCACATCGTATCGCGCTCTGGTTTGAGATTGCCCACCAGTTTCTAGTCTCGCCTGACTCGATTAGCGGCATAGCTGACATGGTAGCCAAGCGCAATAGCTACCATGCTGTGCAGGAATATCTGAACGCGCTTCCCAAGGTGCAGGCGAATCCGGCTACCTTACTGGACGCAGCTAAACGAATCTTTGGGGCGGAAACGTCTAGCTGGGAGTGCGAGTTTTTTCGCCGCTTCCTAATCGGCGCAGCTAAACGTGCCTACGAGCCTGGGTGTAAACATGACTGGGCGCTAGTGCTGACGGGGCAGACGTTTACGGGTAAGAGCACGTTCGTCCAGGCCCTGTTTAGTGGAGCTTGGGTAGGTGAGGATTTGCCGGACCTGGGCTCTAAGGATGCTCTGAGTTATTTGGCTGGGTTGTGGTGTGTCGAATTAGCCGAGCTAGATAAGACCTTGCGCACCAGCCAGGAGACCGTAAAAGCCTTCATGTCCAAGCGAGTGGACAAGTACCGACCTGCTTACGCTCGAGTAGAACTAGAACGGCCTAGGTGTGCTGTCTTCATTGGCACCACTAACCGCGATGATTTTCTGAGAGACGCTACAGGCGATAGGCGCTGGATGCCTCTACAGGTGCGTGGCCAGATTGATACCGCCTGGACAGCAGCTAACCGCGATTCGCTCTGGGCTGCAGCCGTAGCAGAGTATCGAGCTGGAGCCTCTAATATGTTTTCTTGGGAGGAAGAAAAGCAGCTGGTAGAGGCACGGGAGCAGTACAAGTCAGTAGACCCCTGGCTAACCGCCGTAGAGGAATCACTACACGGTAAGACCCAGGTACGTAATGAGGACGTATATATTAAGGTGATTTGTGGTGGCGATAGGACAGCTCTACGCAACCTGACCCGTCAGGAGCAAGAGCGTATCTGGTCCTGCCTCACAGCTCTAGGGTGCGTCCGTAAGCGAGCGGCTAACGGTCGCTACTGGCAGGTCCCAGACCGCTTAGCTGAGCTGCCCAGCAAGCTAGCTGCTGTCATTGCCCTACCTAGCGCACCTGGTAAGTAAGTTACTACGTCAGCCGACACCTAACCCCGGTTACCCTACCAGTAACCGGGGTTTTTCTTTGTCTGCAGTGACGCTAGTGACGGGCTGTGACACACCCAGTGACAGACCAATGTCACTACTTTTCGTAATGGTATCGCTGAGATGACACTAGTGACGCTGGTCAGTGTCAACACATAGAGGGGCTTTGAGTTCTGCCGCTGCCGCTCCCTGTCGGCACCAAAGCTCCAAGATGTTAGTAAGAGTAGTGTCACTAGTGTCATCTCAGCAGAATCATTACGGAAAGTAGTGACACAGGGTGTGTCACTGGTCTGTCACTAGTGTCACTGGCCTAACGAGATAGTAAACCGTCTAGCCTGGTGATATGTCAGACTCGGTTAACGAAGTAGCCCGGCTGGATTTTGTAGGCCGGCTAGATTCGAAGCATATTACCCAGTTCGGCGCAGCTAGAGTGCCAGCGCGACTAACTAAGGCTGGGGTATTCAACTACCGGAATCCTGACGGTAGTATGCGCAGGGAGTTTCGCTCACCTGAGGAAGTTCTTAAGGCCTCTAGCGTCGCTACGCTGTCTAATGCTCCTGTAGTTATCGGCCATCCTGAAATGGTTACGGCGGCTAACTGGAGCAAGCACGCTAAAGGGCACGTAGCCAGCACTTCCGTAGCAGAGGCAGATAAGGCTGTAGATTCGGAGCTGGTTATCCAGGACGGTCAAGCCGTACTGCGCGTAGACGCTGGCGACCTTACCGAAGTCTCTTGCGGCTATTTCTGTAAGCTGGTGGCTGAGCCTGGAGTGTATGAAGGTCAGCCTTACGACTACAAGCAGACGGATATCCGCTACAACCATGTAGGGCTATTCCCAGCTGGCCAGGGTCGCCAGGGCAGGGACGTAGCACTACGTTTCGACGGTGGGGATTTAGACGGTTATGACCCTACTGAGCCCTATACTAAACCCATGACTCCAGAAGAGAAGGCAGCCCTAGAGGCTCTCCAGAAGCGTTGTGATTCCCTAGAAGGTGAACGAGACGCGCTTAAGAATAAGCTCGCTACGCTTGAGGCCAAGGCAGTAGAGCGTAACGACGCAGACGAACAGGCCCGTTTCGACGCAATCGTAGAGGAGCGCCTAGCGCTCGTAGACGCTGCGCGGACTGTTGTCCCTAAGCTGGACCCCAAGGGCCTTACTAACCGCGCTATCATGCTTGCGGCTATTGAAGCTACCGATAAGAGTTTTGCCGAAAAGGCAAAGGACAAGTCAGAAGACTACATCCGTAGCCGCTTTGACTCGATTTGCGCGGAAGCGCCTAAGAATCTTAAAGCTGAGCAGGAAGCTGCGCTAGCGGCTACGCACGTAGCCCGTGTAGACGCTAAGGGCGATGTGGATATCGTTTCCAAGGCTGCCGCTGAAATGCTCAAGCGCAACCAGGAAGCCTGGAAGCCTGAGAACGTCCCTGCTGGCGAGATTATGCGAAAGGGTAACTAAGCTTAGCTAGGCTTAAAAGGTAATCAAATGCAAACTACGCACTCTCTAGATAACACTGCAGTTCTGTCAGGCATGAAATGGGATAACGCCTCAGACCAGCAAATTGTCTCTTTCATCGCCAGCGAGGCTATTCCAGCCGGGCGAATGGTAGAGCTTGCCTCTGGTATGGTTCGCCTCCCCCAGGCCACTGGCCAGCCGTCCAAGATTGTTGGCTGCGCGCTCTATCAGGCTTCGCTTCCTCCAGGCGGTTACGCTGCTGGGGATGTAGTCGCGGTTATGCGTCGTGGACGTGTCGTTTGCGACTTTACTGGTACGCAGACGCAGCTAGCGACCCTCAACGTTTCGCACTCCAGCACCGTTGCCACCAACCGTGGCAAGGTAACCGACGCTGCAGGCGCGGCTACTGCAGGGTCTGAAATCGCAGACGGTCTTTCTATCGTCTGTTTCAAGGACCCTGGCGTTTCAGGACTTACCGTCGCCGAGCTTAACCTACCGTAATAAGGACTTAGAGGATAATCAATCATGAGCGAATCACTTGTAACTGTAGAGTCAAGCCTTAGCGCAGCTGAAAAGCTCGGCGCCGAATTTGAGGCTCTACGCGCTGGGGGTACGTTTGGTAACAAGCGCCTCCCAACGTCTGAGGTTATGGCGCACTGCCTTAAGGGCATGGGCTACCGCGCAGACGCAAACGAAACGACCACCTTTAGCCGTGAGCTAGAGTACATTATGGCTCGTACGTTTGATATCAAGTACCCTGATGTAAAGTTCCGCTCTGTTCTACCGGTCATGTCTGAACCAGGTAACGCGGCGGAATCGTACACTTACTCCCAATTCGACGAATTCGGTAAGGGTGCCATCGTTTCGAACTTCGCGGAAGACTTCCCTAACGTTGAAGTCCAGGGTAAGCAATTCTCCAAGCTCATCAAGAGCCTTGGCGCTAGCTACTCCTACACCATCCAGGACCTACGCGTTAGCTCAATGACGGGCCGGCGTTTGGACGTTAAGAAAGCGGAAGCAGCGCGACACATCCTAGAACGCCTCTGTGACCAGCTTGCAGCGGTAGGTGATACTAACTCGGGGCTTACTGGGTTCACCAACCACAGCAACATTGTCTCAGTTACCAAGGGCACGCAGGCGTCAGGAACTACCTGGACGACTGCGACGCCAGACGAAATCGTAGCAGACGTAATTAACATGCTCCAAACGTCCTTTAACGGAACCAAGGGCACGTTTATCCCTGATACGCTCCTAGTCGGTACTGCGAACTATTCGCTTCTCTCAACCAAGCGGCTTGACCAGTACAATCAAACGACTATCGGCCAGTACCTGCTCTCAACCATCCCCTGGCTTAAGGCTATCCAATACTGGCCACGGCTTGATACGGCTGGTGCTTCTAGCAAAGAACTAATCATGGCCTTCCCACGGTCTAACGATGTGGTGGAAGTAGTCATCCCCCAGGAATTCGAGCAGTTCCCCCCGCAATCGCGAGGCCTCGCGTTCGTTGTCCCCTGCCACATGCGATTTGGTGGCGTAAGCGTCCGCTACCCGAAGGCGGTAACGTATATGAACGGAACCCAGCCCTAATTCTGGGTAACAAATTGGGTCTGTGCAAGGCAGACCGGCAGCCCGCTAGGTACCTCCTTACTAGCGGGCTGTTTTCTTTCTTGCGATATGCTCCTAGTCTTGGGGTATGCGTAAGGTGGAATCATTCGAGTTTGAGCACCCGTCCCTAGGGACTGTGGCTTACAAAATTACCGCATTGGACGCCATTAACGGGCGTCGAGTTTTCCTTAAGCTGATTAAACTACTGGGACCTTTGGCGCAGGCCAAGGGCAGCCTGGGTGAGGCGCTGAAAGGCCTGGAGGAAAAGGACCTAGATGACCTGTGCGATGCGTTCGCTAAGGTCACTACTATCACTTACACGGACACCAGCTCAGGCAAGACGGTGCAAGAGGCCAAGCTAGGCCCGACATTCGGCGAGCACTTCTCAGCTGCATACATGACCATGTTTTCTTGGCTCAAGGCTTCTGCAGAGGTAAATTTCGGCGATTTTTTAGCCAAGGCGCTGGCAGCAAAAGACGAGCCAGCAGCGGAACAGGCGAAGAAACCGTAACCGTCAAGCTAAGGGAAGACCTGGATTGGTACGTAGGCAGGATTATCTGTGACGAACGGCTACACGTTACGTTGCACGAGCTGGAAACGGTCTACTCTCTGAAAGACCTACACGATTTCCACGGCTACCTAGACGCGCTAGACGAGCTAAAAGCGAAGGCTAGAGCTACCCGAAAGAAGCGCTAACCTAGAACCATGTCTGGCGCTTTGCGTGAACTGTTTGGTTTCTTCGATTTCCAGGTTGACCCTAAGGGTTTCAACCAGGCAAACAAGCAGCTAGACAGCGTAGCCAAGAAAGCCGAATCAATCGGCAAAATCATTGCAGGGGCCTTCGCGGTAAGCGCCGTAGAAAGCTTTTTCTCTAGCTCTATCGAACTAGGCAGCCGGATTAACGACACGGCTAACAAGCTGGGCGTAGGCACAGACGAGCTACAGCAATTCCAGTACGCTGCTAAGCTCTCAGGCGTCAACAGCGAGGAAGCGGCAATGTCCCTAGGACACCTTAACCGCTCAATCGGTGAGGCCTTAGGAGGCAACGCAGCCGCTGCGCAATCCTTCTCTGAGGTAGGCATCGCAATCAAGGATGCCACAGGGAAAACCCGTCCTGCACTGGATGTACTCACAGACCTAGCAGACCATTTCCAGGCCACGGATGACCCGGCTAAGAAGACTGCGCTAGCCATGTCTATTCTGGGTCGCTCAGGCACTGCGCTAATTCCAGTCCTAAACCAGGGAGGCGCAGAGCTACGTAGGCTGTTTGGTCAAGCAGGGGAAGTAGGCGCAGTCCTGCGTAAGGACTTCCTAGAGGCAGCAGATAAAGCAGGCGACCAAATCGATATCTTCAAGTTCTCGCTAGAGGGTTTGAAGAGTCGTATCGTTCTAGCGTTCCTTCCGGCTATCACCGATGCTGTAGCCAAGGGTACGGAATGGGCTGCAAGTCTGTCCGATGTAGTAGACAAAAGCAACCTAGCGGAAGCTGCGCTAATCGTCCTGGCTGGCATCGGTACTTACCTAGCTGTCACCTGGGCGCTAGCCAATATCGAATTTATCCTAACCGCACTAGCCCTGCTCGCTATCTGGCTGGTGGTAGACGATATCCTTACACTGTTTGACGGTGGGGATAGCGTTATCGGCGATTTCCTCGATAGCTTCTACGGTGCAGGCACGGCAGCCGAGCTGGTCAGAGAGCTAAAGGTCACTTGGGCACAGCTCGGAAACGAAATTTCCCGACTAGGCCCCACCTTCCAGAAGCTGAGCCAGGACCTGGAAAAGCTTGGTATCAGCCTGGACGGACTAGGCGATAAAGAGAGCGTGTTTGCGCGCATTCAGCTGCGCCTTCAATTGCTGGTGCTGGTGGTGTCTACGCTCGTAGACGTGCTAGATACCCTGCTGAGTGTAATTGACGCCGTAGTAGCCGGCTGGAACGCACTGCCTGGAGTAATCAAGGCTGGTGGTGATATCGGTCAGCGCTCAGCTGACGCAAGCCGTAACAATGGTGGGCTGACTACGGCTATTGGTTCGATTGTCCAGCCGCTGGCTGACGTAACGCTAGGCAGCGGAGGTAACCAGACCATCCAGCAGAAAAACGAAACCCTAATTAACATTGACGGAGCGGCAGACCCTATTGCAGTAGGGCGCAGCGTCGCAGATAAGCTCAGTGACACCTTGCTAGGTGACCACAGAAAGGCACTGGCAGCGGTTAAGTAATGCCTCAAGAGAATTTTGCATATACCAAACTAGGATATCTGAGCTGGTTTCCAGGCAAGCTAGAAGAGTTAGCGCAGCAAGAGGAAACGCTGTATTTCGATGCCATCCAAGGCGAAAGTGTAGAGCTGGCCTCTGATGTATTTGAGCATCCAGTGCAGGACGGGCCTAATATCAGCGACTACGCCAGGCAAATGCCCCGTAAGGTTACGCTACGTTGCCTTGTTTCTAACACGCCTTCTGGGGATATTCCTGCGTTCCCTCTGGAGCTTAACCGGGTTAATTTCGAGCTGCCAGTAAGCCCTAATCGTACACTGTTCGGTATTATCGGGCGCATGTTCACGGGTAACATTCCTGCTACGAAGGCTTCAGGAGCGCTGGTCTACCAGCCTGTAGGGGCTTCAGATACAGACCGGGTTAGCCTCACTGAGGAAATTCTAGAAGACCTGAAAAACGGTAGGCAACTACTGACGGTACACACCAGCCAGCGCGACTATCCTAATATGCAGATTGCGCACATCCGTAAGGACCACGACGATAGCAGCGATGCTGCCGCTTTTGTCATTGACTTTCAAGAAATCCGCATAGCTGAGCGCAAGACCATTGCAGCTCCAGTGCCGGCTGAGACTCGCGGCAACCCTGCCAAGAATAAGGGAACGCAGACTGTCAAGCAGCAAGACCCTAAAGGCTCCAAGAAAAGCACGCTGGCGCAGCTCAGGGACGCAGGTAAGAAGTACCTAGGGAAGATTCTAAAGGGAGCTGGCTAAATGTTCACTATTCCAACCTTCTCAGACCCTTTCTACACCATCACTGTAGGCCTTGACGGCAGAGATTACCTGTTTGAATTCCGCTACAACCAGCGGGAAAACACCTGGAACCTGTCTATTTTCGACACGGCAGGGACTGCTCTAACTCGCGGCGTTAAGGTGGTGTGCGCTATTCCGCTGCTCAGGCACCAGCAGACACATACGCCAGAGCTACCCCAGGGCCTGCTTATGGCCATTCCGAGCGGTACGGATGACAGCCCACCAGGCCTAGAAGATTTCGGGGAAGGTAAGCGCGTAGAGCTTATGTACTGGTCCGTAAGCGAGCTAGCGTAGCATACATGAAAACGCGCACCTGGAAACTACACGTAGGAGAGCACGATTTCAGTCAGCTGGATTTCGCTTTCGATTGCCGTAAGACCGTCAAGAAAGAGCCTAATACCTGCGATATCGCTATCTACGGTCTGGGGGACGATATCCGAGCAGCGCTAGCTACGGCGCAAGCAACCAACGTAAAGCTTGAGGCAGGCCACGACGGAGATAACGCACTGCTCTATCTGGGGCAGGTGCGCAGCGCCTCTAGCAAGCTGGACGGCGCAGGCTGGGTAACCAAAATCGAATCTGGCGATAGCGAGGCCCAGCACAGGAAGCAAATCGTTATCCCTGTAGGCGCACAGACGGACGCAGGTACAGTGCTTAGAGCCATCGCGCGCACGTTAGGCGTAGGCGAGGGAAACGTAGACACGGTAGCGGCGCAGCTCAAAGGCCGAGGCCTTACCTTGCATGGCACCAGCACGATTCTAAGCGACACAGCCGAGGCAATCCTAACGGATTTCTGCCGCTCAGCTGGGCTGGATTGGTCTATCCAAGATGGCAGGCTTCAGATTACAGACCTAAATAAAGCGCTGGAGCAGACCGCAATCAGCCTAGACAGCGATACGGGTTTGATAGGCTCTCCTACCGTAGACTACAAGGGAGTGCTGGAGGCTACGGCGCTAATCATGCCAGGGCTTTTGCCTGGGCGAAAAGTCTACTTCAAAACGCCTGAGGTAAAAGGCCTGTTCCGCCTGACAGATGTAAACTACAAGGGAGCTACCTACCAAACGGACTGGTACGCGAACATGCACGGTAAGAGGCTAAAATACTAGCCTGCTCAGGAGGCACCTTGGAACCAGTAAGCACGGCAGAGATTCTACAAGCGGCGCAAGAAGAACAGCAAGCTAATCTGTTCACGTCAGCTACAGGCACCATCGTAAAATTCTACAGCGAGGATTACACAGCAGATATCCAGCTGAATGCCAAGCTATGGCGAGTGAATGAAGATGGTGTAAGGGAATTTTATGACCCTGGCATCTTGCCTCGCGTGCGGGTGCAGTGCCCTAGAGGGGGAGGTTACATGGCCTCACTACCTCACGCGGAAGGTGATTGTGTGCTGGTCGTTTTCCTGGCTGCCTCTGACGCAGAGCACAGACTGAACGGTAAAGCTCCAGCAGAACCTGCAGACGCACGCAGGCATTCTATTGGCTATCCTGTAGCGCTGCCTGGCATCTTCCCAGATACCTCGCCACCAGGCGACGCCAGCGCCAGAGCTGCAGGCATGGTGGTAGGAAAAATCGGAAGCGACCAGCAAATCAGAATCAACGGAAGCACCATTGATTTTGGGCCTAGCGCAACAGATGCAATGGCTCTGGCCTCTAAGGTAGAAGCCGAGCTAAACAAGCTGAAGAACAATATACTTGCCTGGACCCCGGTGCCTAACGATGGGGGCGCAGCCCTGCAGGCGCAGCTAGTGCTGCCTACAGGTTTCGCCTACTCAGGACATACCATCGATGTGAAATCCACACTAGTTAAGGCAAAGCGCTAGGCTTATCCAGTGACCATGAGCGTCTACGAAATCGTAACTATCGGAATGTTCTTGCTCTCTGGTGGTGCCTCGCTTCTGGCCTTTCTGGTTAGCGCTCTGGTGGCAGCTCTCTGGGGCGTAGCCCGTTCAAGAGATAAGGAAGTCCAAACCCGGCTAGAGCTTTTGGAAACGAAGGAACGCGCCAGCAACGCAGTATTAGCGCGTATCGAGGAACGGCTAGATACCGTGGTCAGGCTCGTAGAAGAGTCACTAGGCAGGCCACTACGCCCATCTAAGCGACGATAGTCGCCTAGCCTATAGGGGATGAAATTGAATCCTGAACTGTCCTGGCAGCATGTTGCTATTGTCGCTGTGCTTGCAGCGGCTGCCGTTGTAGCGGGTATTTACTCGCCCGGTGCGATTTCGGTAATTGTATCGCTTATCGGTATCGCAGGCGCCTGGCTTACCAAAAACCCAGCTAAGGTAGACAAGCCCCCTAGCGAGCTTCCGGCTATCGCGTTCCTGCTTGCCTTCGCTGGCGCAGGTATCAGCTCTGCCTGTGGCCCTTACCTTGGACCAGAGCAGCGGCAGGACCTGGCGCACCACCAGGACCAGCTAGAAGTCTGTAAAGAGCAGGCGCGCGCAGCCGCGAAAGACGCAGGCAAGGCAGAGGCAGGCCTTTCGCAGTACGAAGCGTGCAAGAAAGATTCAGGTTTGTAAAATGACTATTGAGGCTTTGCTTATCTTCATTGCTACCCATTCGGAAATTCTCGTAGAGCTTTTCCACCTAATCCAGAATGGCGGTAAGTCGCCAGCGGAAGCGCTCAAGCTCCTAAAAGACGCGCAGACTACGGCTGCAGATGCAGAAATCGCGGCGGAACTTGCCCAGATTGAGGCAGAGGCAGCGAAAGCACCCACTACGGACCCTGCGCCAGCGCCTGAGGCAGAGGCAGAGGCCCCTACGTCAATCTCTGGACGCAAGCGCAAGGTAGCGCCAGAGGCCTAACCGTGCAGCTCCAGCCCACAGCTCTAGAGCTGGTTTCGGAGCTGTTAGAAATGTCAGTTCCAGAGCTGCGCAACAGGTGCGAGCACTGGGCCGAGTATTTCGAGCTGGAGGCCTTAGCCGTAACAGACGTTTGGCTGGCTGCTACAGCCCCAGCGAAGATGGTTATTCGCGACCCCCATTACCCCCTGCATAGAGCTGGGGACGGCGCATATATCGTTCTTCGGTCAGTAGACGCGGACCCCCCACCAGATTATTACACGCGAGCTTCTGTAACGGAACTGCTTACCGAATTAGCGGAAGCCCTCGCTAGCACTCTAAACTAACACCATGTCACTAGAAGACCAGGTATCAGTTAGCATCACCAGCACCAGCGTAACGCCTACGCGAGAGTCTTTCGGTATCGGCCTACTCATGGCCCAGAAGGTACCTGCTGGCTTCATTAATCGCGTCTACGAATTCTTCAAGCCCTCGGACCTTACCGCGTTCGGCTTCTCTGTAAATGACCCTGCGTACCTCGCAGCCGTCAAATATTTCGGCAGCACTCCGCGGCCTAAGTCGCTCAAGATTGGCAAGCGGCTACTCGGTACTACGCAGACGATTAAGCTTACCTGTCTCAGCGCTACCGCTGGTGACGTGTACACAATTACCGTGGTCAACCAGGCTACTGGAGTTTCCACTACGATTACTCGCACCGTTCCGGGGGCTAGCACCACCAGCGCAGAAGCTACTGCCATCGCTGCGTTAATCAACGCGGTTACAGGTTTCGCAGCCTCGGCCGTAGGGGCTGTAATCACCTGCACTGCCACTGGAGGCGCAGGCGTTCTGCAGAACTATCTAGATTGGTCGCCTAACTTCTCTCTAAAGGATAACTCAGCTGACCCAGGCATCGCTACGGACCTTGCTGCAGTTCAGGCTGAAGATTCGGACTGGTACGGCCTTATCCTAGATAGCTGCTCGAAAGCGGAACTGCTCGCTGCAGCCACCTGGGCAGAAGCGAATACCAAGCTTTTCCCAGGGCGAAACTGCGATACCGAAATCGGAGATAACGCAGTTACCACTGACGTAATTAGCACTGGCAAAGCGTCAGCCTACGTTCGTACTGGTGGTATCGCTACCCAAAATAACCTGCTCGGCTTCATTGACGCAGGTATCATGGGCGAAGAATTCGCACGCGACCCAGGAACCAGCACCTGGAAATTCAAGACTGTTCCAGGCGTCAAGGCCGATAAATGGTCAGCTTCGCAATACAGCACGATTAAGACTAAGCGGGGTAACCTCTACTCAGCCGTAGCTGGAATTAACATGCTTGAAGACGGTATCACGTTCTCCGGACGTTTCTTCGATTCCGTACGGGGGCAGGACTGGCTTACTAGCGAAATCAAAACGCGAGTATTTGCGCTGCTCGCCTCGCTACCCAAGGTTCCGTTTACGGACGCGGGTGTAGACGCGGTAGTTAGCGTAATCAAGGGAGCGTTGCAGGACGCGATTAAGCGCGGCTACATCGCAGCCAGCCCTGCACCTGTAGTCACTGCGCCGAAGGTTGTAGACGTAGACGCACTCAGCAAGGCTGCTCGGTTGCTTCCGAACATTGAATTTAGCTGCACTGAAGCTGGGGCAGTTCACAAGGTCACGATTAACGGCGTGGTCAGCGTCTAACCTGGAATAGAGTACACACCATGAGCGATACAGAGAAAGTTTACGACGCAACCGAAGTTAGCCTAAATGCTTTCGGCATTCCCATTGATTCAGGTTTCCCTGATGGGGATTTCGTCAAGCTTACCCAGGTCAGTGACAGAACGAGCGAAGTAGAAGGAACGGACGGCGAAATCGCTATCAGTAAGAAAAAGTCACGCCTCTACGATGTATCTATCATCGTAATGCAGACCAGCGACGCACAGGCAGCGCTTAGCGCGGTTTCGGAAATCGCGCGTAAGACTCCCGGCAGCGTAGGCGCAGGTCCGTTCACTCTCAAAGACCGGCAGGGCATTACCATTTACTCTGGTAAAATCTGGTTCAAGAAAGACCCAGACCGCGCTTTTGGTAAGGAAGCAGGCCAACGTGAGTGGAAGTTCCGCGCAGCGCTTGACGAAATCGTAGACGGAGGTAACTAATGCTAGTCCCGTCTAGCGTTCAGCGCCAGGCTGCAGCTGTGACGGGTCCTGTCCAGGGCTCTGTTACGGTCGTAGCCGTGTCTTCCACGGCAGCCGCTGTAGACCTTACCGCCTACGCGGGGAAGCTTGTAACCGTCAAGGCCGAAGGCTGCAGGGTCTTCTACATGCTGGCAACCACCAGCGCGCTAGCAGATGACCTGGACGATACACAGGTAGCGGGTAACAACCGCTGTGCCTCGCTTGAGGCTGGCGAAAATACCCCCATGCTCGTAGAGCTGGGCGCCCCTTTCCTCGGCTACAAGTCAGCAGGCGCTGACACTGGGAAGCTGCGTATTCACGTCTCCAGTCCAGCTGCGAATGAGTAACCGCCATGAGAGGCAGAAACCGGCAGAGGCATAGAGGGGGCTGGGTTCCTACCAACGCAGCGCCAGCCGTTTTCGACCCGGCTACTCTGGCCCTTACGTCCTGGGTGCGTACCGCCTACGCAGGCGCACCCTGGACGGGCGTAGCTAGCGCAGGCTCTAGCGGCTCCAGGAACCTAGCTACGATAGGAGCTGACCCAACAGCAGGGGCGAACCTGAATGGCAGAGCTACCGCCAGTTTCGACGGCGCAGCGTCAGCGCTACAGCACCAGGCAGCCAATAACGTGCTGTTTTCGGCGTCAGCCGGAGCTTTCGCAGCACTCTTTAAAGCCAATACTGCACCTACCGCGTCAGCCTCTGACTACGCCAACGGCAATCTACTAGGCGACCCTATGAACGCAGAGACGATTTTCGGCTATACGTCGCACGGTTGTGGTTTGTGCATGTATACAGGGGGTTTCGTTACTCTGGATAACAGAGATTCGGCCAATCTTAGCGCCTCTACAGGGGCCTGGCACTTGTACCAGGTACACTGGAACGGAACCACAGTGCGCGCCAGAGTAGATTCTAACCCCTGGGTTAGTAAGGCGCTAGGAGCGCTGTCTTTCCTAACTCCCAGTAATCCCTGCGTAGGCAAGGGCTATCCTCCTGTTGGTATTTTCTTTGACGGACTAATCGCGGAAACGCTTACAGCTGCCGTTAACCTGAGTGATTCAGATTTTGATAATATTAAAAGCTACGTTAACAGCCGCCACGGGCTTTCGCTCTAACCGCGCTGTAGAGCTTCGGAAGCTATGCGCCTGGACCATTTCTCGCCTTTGGTGGCAGACGTAGTGATATCGTGCAAGGCCTGGCGGTAACGGTTACGCTCCTGCTCGGTTAGTCTGAGCTGAGCTAGAGCTATCTCGCAGTGCTCAGCTAGCAGGTCATTCTCTGCCTTGGCCCTAGCTAGGATGACAGCTAGCGCTCTGGCTTTAGAGCGCTCCCGTGACTGGGGTCTGGTGCTGATACGGCTCATCTCCACTCCTGACAAGCGGTACACAGCTCAGCACCTGGAGCAGTCACGATACACAGCTTGCACCCTTCACACATTTTCCAGACCACAGGAGCAGGCGCAGGGGCTAGCTCTACGTGCGGTAGGCTGGGCCGGGTATCGGGCTGGCGAGACGCTAGCCGACCCTCTAGCAGCTCTACCCGTTTGGATAGAGCTGCCAGGGTCGCAGCGCAGGGGCAGCAAGCCTTTTTAGGCAAGACCGCACCATACCGCGAAGCACCAGACCAGAAACAGGGCCTGGAGGATTAGCCAACCTTTCACGGATTCACCACAGCCGGAACAGGAGCAGAGCCCCGAACCAGAATAGCGAACGCTGCGATAAGCTCTCCCTTGTTTTCGAGGATGTGCGGAACGTTTTGAACGTCAGCCTTACCCGTTGAGAAAAGGTGGAGCAGTGCAGAAATCTCCTGGCGCTGACACTGGAGCTTACCAGCAAGCGCCTTGATATTTCCACCATTGCCCTTGATTACGTCCACCAGTGCAGGCGGAACGTAGGAGGGGCGCCCAGCCTTGCCAGTCTTGAGCTGGACCCAGCCAGCAGGGCAATTCGCGGGCTTAGTCTTGCGCTTAATTCGGCGCTTGGGGGCTGGCGTTTCTGTCGCAGCTGCAGCGTCCGTAGCAGGGGTAATATCAGGGGTTTCCGTCGTAGTCTCTTCAACCATGTTCGATTGCTCTCCTTTTGAGCAGCCCTAGGTTTACGCCCAGTTAATCCAATTGTCAACGAAAAAGCTAGGTAATTCGATACCCAGCCGTTACCATGGCCAGAAGCTGGTTGTATTCCGTTTCGTAGGTGGTTACCTGCCGTCCACCTACAGCCCCTGCGAGCCTGGAGTTATTCCCGTGGGGGGAACGGGCTAGCATATCGGCCGTTTTGTACATGATACCCTCGTCCAGCAAATCCCCCCAAACCTCTGCACTGAAGCGCAGCGTAGCGCCTGCGATGTGCGAGGTAATTAGCGAATCGTCGGTATCGGTGAATTCGGGGAATCGGACCTTGAAAGAGGCAGCCGTAACAGTCATGCACCCAGGCTAGGGCTAGGCCCAGGTCTTGAAACGGGGCATCCCTAGCTGGCGTCAAGGCTCTTGACAAGTCTTTTTTAGTGCTTATCTTAGGCCCATGCTACACGCGCACGCAGGATTCTGGTTCAAGGGAATCAATATCCGAACGCACGCCGAAATCTTGCTGTCTACGCCTAGGGGGCAGCAGGGGAACGAGGTAGGCTATAGGGGCATGCCTAGGATTGCCGTGCGGAAGGGTAGGATTAGGCGGTACGGTACTGCCTGGCATTATTGAGAAATGGTGGGGTCCCATAGTCGGGCCATGTGCCAGTTAGCGGCTTGCAGGGCTTGGGGGGTGTTCATGCTTATCCTTGGGTTGAAT